TTCATACAGTGCCTTTGCGACAGGTTCCATGCGAGTTCCCCAGATTAAGGCAAGAGCAATGTTCCCACCGGTGGGCTGCGGCGGGGCAAGTTTGCGGACCACCAAGGCCCGTCGCGTCTCTCCGCCAGTAAACACACCTGACACCTCCGATGCCGTGACCATCTCGCCTCGCTTGGCATGCCACGCAGATGTCCGCTGGTCATTCATGCCGTAGACCCGGATCGTTCGCCGCACGCATCGGTCGCGAGTCCATATACGTCCCAGGTCTCCCTTCATCGCCTCTTCGGCTGCTGCGAAGACACGGCGGCGGGCCTGCGTATAGCTGAGCGTCGGAACCAGCAGAGTCAGAAACATGATGAGCGGTTTTAGGCGGTTCTTCATGTGGGTATACGGCGGTTCCTTCAACCATTGAGTGACGACATCTTCCATTGCGTTTATTGATGCGTCACGTTGGAAAACTCATTTTCAGTGCTGGAACACAGAATCGATATGGAGACGATTCAAAGCAAGGACCAATGGGTTCTCCACCGTCTGGAAAAGTTCTACTCTGATCCCGAGAATTTCCGCCGCGTAGAGGAGGTCTTGTCGGGGAAGTCGCGGTTAAGTCTCAGGTTGCTGGATTGGTTTGTTACCAATTACTCAAAGAAGCACAATGTTTCGTTCATGGCTAAGTCAAACCATCACGTCATTGTGTACTTGGTCTACAAGTCTCACCTCAAGGCGTACAACAAAAAGATGTTTGACCCGTTCTGCCGATGGAAGCGTATCCAGTTCCGCGGCCTGGATACCACAGTGGGGCAGCTGAACTTCTTCGAGTGGGCCATTCAGGACGAGGTGCTTGATTACCTGGATGCTCACTACGACGAGATCCACGGAGACATGGAAGAGTGTTCGCATGTGGTTCAGCCCAAGGACTCCGAACGTCGTAAGCGTCGTGAGCTGAGTCGTTCGGCCACCAAGTCCGTTCGCATTCACGATGTCCCCGTCAAGATTACGTTTGATTGAGTGGCCTCAACTCTCCGCGTGTAACAATGTTCTCGACGATTGATCGTTCGGTTGTCTACGATGTAGACACTGACATTACCGAACACGACATCAACATTGTATCTGACCTGTGGACGATGGCCGGACAACAGGTGTATCGCGGTGCACGAGACCCGCGATACACCCATGCGAATGTATATTGGCTTTATGATCCAGTGTCACTTGACCGAGTAGGCGTGTCTGAACACGCTCTGGCCAACCCGGCTGACGTTTCGCTGTTGTGGTACAAGGACAATGTGTTTGGCACCCTCTTGCAAGAAGACGGATGGACAGCTGGCGATACCCTCTGGAAGGAGATGCCAACACACGCATATGAACAATGCATGACCGAGGGCTGGACGACGCCTACGCAGCTCCTTGAGCGATGTCTGCGTGGGCCCATGCGTATTGTTACGGTTGACGTCCTGATTGAGCGACCCACGGTATATAGCTGTGTCACCTGCGGGCGGGTCTCCATGTCTGCCTTTCCGTGTGGCGTAGCGGCCCCACTGTCCATCCCCGAAAAGGAAAAGGTGTTTTTTATTGATGATCGAATGGTTGTTCACACCGCCCCGAAAGGCTCCCTTGTCTGGTCTTTACTTGGGTTCACTGAACCGCCTGTGCCTTCCGCTGCTTCTTCGGACCCGGTGGAGGAGCCACCGGTGCAGGTGCAGGTGGAGGAGTTGGAGACCGCGGCTTAGTCTCCTCGTCCTCCTCCTCGTCGGGGAACGCATCCGCAACCGGCATGTCCAGCTTGGCCGGCTTGTCCTCGGCATCATCCTCCGGCTCCTTGATGTCGGCAAACGCCGCCTTGGCACCCACGCGGGACGGCGGGAACACCTTGGCCAGCACGACACGCCACGTCACACCGAAGCCTGTGCCGGTGACATACACGCTCGGAGCCAGAACCATGCGGCCCTCGATACGCTTAGCGAAGACCTGCTCCAGATTGTCCTCAGTCAGAACAATCGCATTGCCCTTCTCATCCACCGCGTCCATCCCGACCTGGCCATCCCAGATCGAGATCTTCATGCGGAGCGAAGGCGGATACTTGCCATTCGGAATCCACTCACCATTGACCTTCTCAACACTCGGCGTGAGAATCGGCTTCATGGTCTCGCGGAGAACAGCCTCAGACTTGGCCTTGCCGAACCACTTGCCCGAGTTGACCATTGAGTGCTGGATGAGCTTCTCCTGCATGTCCAGGCAGAAGTTGTAGAAGGCACCGACATCGCTGCCATCCGTGCTACGATCCTTGGCATAGGAGTCGCAGCCCTTGAGCGAGGCCAGCAGGCTGTAGTTACGCTTACCGGACTGCTCGTCCGTGCGAACCACAACGCCAGCAGGGTAGTAGATGCGAGGGATGCGGACCTGAAGCGACTGCCCATTGTACTTGATCGGAACGGTCTTGCCACCAGCCTTGTTCGCGCGAATATCGCCGATGCTGACGCGGGAGATGTCCAGGTTCTCAGAAGGGATGATTGCAGTGGTAGCCATATTGAATTGTGTGAGCTTTATTGGCCTCGTTGCCACCGGATCCGTTTTCCGCACACGTTTCCAGTTTTCAAGAATGTATACAAACTAAGCAATGCAACAGTGTGCGGCACTGCGGAACAAGAAGTCGACAGACCAATGTGGGTCGACTGCATTGCTTGGACATACTGTGTGTGGAGTTCATGCACGATGTAAGACGGTCCAATATTGGGCAGATGCGAACAAAGAGAAGATTCGTCGGTTCGTGAAGGTCCAGGCATTGTATCGCGGATGGCGAGTGCGTCACGTCTTGACATTGGCAGGACCCGGTGTGCTTCGGCGTGGAGTGTGCGTCAATGACGAGGATCTGGCCACCTTTGAAGAAAAGACGAAACAAGCACCGTTTGAGTACTTTGGGGTCCAGGAAGGAGACAAGGTGTGGTGGTTCGATTTCGCAACGGCATGGGAGTGGTTCACGCGAACGGTGTCTCCAACGAACCCGTATACGAAAAACCCAATCGCTCACTCGGACCTAACTCGGCTTCGCACGCTTCACCTGTATCGTCGTCGGCACAAGATGGCTGTGCCTCCGCCACCCAGAGACTTGAAGGAGAACATTGTTCGCAGGTGGACAATCCTGTCCCAGATCTTCCGTGGGTTCGGATTCGAGGACGTTCATCCAGAACAATTCGCGAATCTGACTCGTGAGAATCTGCGTGTAGCGTTTCGGTTCTTATCCGATGACCTGCGTGCAATGCCCCGCCCCAATCAACGCCTCGTTGCCATGGTTGCTCGCGGAATCGACTACTCTGCGGCCTCCAGCATCAACTCGCTGAACATCATGACGATTATGCTGACAGACAGCCAGGCGTATGATATAGTCTTTTTGTTGCTGTCCGCATTATATCGCTGTTAAAATGGATTTATGCACGCCAAGCCGGAAGGGAGCCTGCCACCATGAACATCTTCTTCCTGTCTCTCGATCCCGACGAAGCGGCTCGCCTTCACTGCGATAAACACGTGGTGAAGATGATCCTGGAAACTGCACAGCTGCTGTATTGTGCCCACTGGGTCTACGAGTCTCCGGTTCCCGAAGGAGCCTATCGCAAGACCCACCCTAATCACCCGTCCTCTCGCTGGATTCGCGAGTCGCTAGCCAACTACACCTGGCTCTGTCGCCTTGGTCTGGCCTTGTGTGCAGAGTTTACCTTCCGATACGGCAAGGTTCACAAGACGCAAGCACATTTGGAGTGGCTGTCTGCCCACTCACCCGCTGGCCTGGTGGACATTGGATGGACGCTGCCTCGTCTGGCCATGCCCGATGAATTCAAGCATCCTGACCCGATTGTTGCGTATCGAAACTATTACATCGGAGCCAAGGTGCGTTTGTTGGTCTACACAAAACGTCTTATCCCCGAATTTCTACGCCAAGTGGTTTACATGACCGCCGGAGGTAAGAGTATACCAGTGCGTTAGAAATGTCCTCTTCTTCTGCTTCCGTTAAGGCAAACAAGATGCCCGCTAAGAAGTCCGATGCTGCCCCGAAGGTCGTCGCCGCTGCCCCCGCCCCCGTTGCCGCCCCCGCGCCGGCTGCCCCCGTCAAGACTGTCAAGGCGAAGGCGGTCAAGGCTGAGAAGCCCGCTGCCCCCTCCAAGGCGGTCCTGACCGTGCCGACGGTTGAGACGCCGTCTGCCCCGGCGGCTGTTGAGGCCACGGAGAGCTCGGATGTGATCCTGGCTGGCCTGGCTGAGAAGCTCAAGGCCCTGTCCACGGAGCTGACGACGCGTGTCCGCGAGGCGACCAAGAGTGTGGCCGATGCGATCAAGGCGACCAAGCGTGAGGCTCGCGAGATCAAGAAGAAGAAGAAGAAGAACCCGGCGGACATGACGCCCGAGGAGCGCAAGACGTGGGAGGCTCGCCGTGCCAACAATGCTTTTCTCGTTCAGCGCCCGCTGACGGATGAGCTCTGCACCTTCATGGGCCTCAAGTCGGGCGAGAAGCGTTCGCAGACGGAGGTGACCAAGTTCATCTCGAACTACGTCAAGGAGCACAGCTGCTTCGACCCGACGTTCAAGCGCCGCATCGTGCCGAACTCGGTTCTGGCCAAGCTCCTCCGCGTTTCGGACAAGGATGAGGTGACGTACCTGAACCTCCAGTCCTTCCTGAAGGTCCACTTCCTCAAGACTGCCCCGAAGGCCTAAATTTTTCCGAGTGAAAGATAAATGACCAAGCGCGACGAGCCCGACTTTGACCCTAAACCGCGGACGGCGAAGAAGCAGCCGGAGGGCGACAGAGCGACGGGAGCGCGCATCTTCACGACCTACGGACCCGCCGTGGGCACGCGCGATGAAATCCGCCGGTTTCCTAATGTTCATTATCGTCATCAACATAGACAGTTGACGGTTCATCGCAGGTCAAAGAAGAACCCCGACATTGGCGGTCGCACGCGTCGCCACCGCAAGCACCGCTCCACTCGTCGCCGTTAAACGCTCGTGGTAATCAGCTCATGCGGCATCTCCATATACAACACCGTGCTGAAGAAGGGCGACAACCGCTCGTCTAGCACCAGTGCACGTTGCTTGTCATTGTCGGTCAATGTCTTGGTCAACCGCCGCAGAATCTGTGTGCGATCGACCGACGAGTCGACCTTGATTTTACACACACTACCCTTCCACCCACACAAGGATGACGCATTACACGCGTCCTTTTGTTGGAACTGTCCGCACGGTGTCCGCACCTTATTGACAAAGGCTCTGGGGCCTTGCGTGGCGTCCCAGTGGGCTTCCTTTTTGAGCCACGCCGTGAGCTGCTTGAACAGGTTGGCCCCACGTGACGCGATTCCTTCGCGAAGGTCCGCATACTCGGATGTTTGAATGTCCTTTGAAAGCGAGAACAGCAGAAACTCAAACACTTCGGATTGGTAGGAAATAGAATCCGCTCGCAACACATCGTCGGAATTCGGGCTGCCATCGACCAAGACCCCTTCGGGTGTCCTCATCATGGTCGACAGCACTTCCTTCGCATCGCCCGGACTTGCCGCCTCTGGCTGGAATGGAGCCCGGAACTCGGACGCCAGCAGAGATTCGACGACTCGGCCTTCAACATCGTGGAGGTCCTCCACCCATTTGAACCCCTTGTGCGTTGTTCCGTCGAGAAAGGTGCGAAGTGCTGCACGGGTTGGGAGTTCTTCGGGCCGAATGTCCGCATACCCGGATCGAGCATGGACTCCACTCAATTCTTCGTATGGCGAAGGTTGGACGGGTAACACGACCACGGTTGGAACAAAGATGGCTTGCACGCGATTGAACGGATCCAGCACGACCTGAAAGTCCTGTCCTTTGGCACGTACTTCTTGGAGGGCATCGGCCAGTCGAGGGCGATCCGAAACACACGCACGCGAATGCAGAGACGTGATTGCCGTTGTGGCCGTCTTTGGAAACTTCGGGTCACGGATGTTGATGGTGTAGGTATATTTCGCGAATCCCTTTGCCTTGTCCGTCCCGCGAGCGACGTGAGCAAGGATGTCGTCGTCAATCAAGACAATCGTGCGTTCGCGAGGGCTGACGGTTTCAGACCAGAATCCGCAGAGCACCGAGGATGTTGTTGAATTCACCCGAATCACCGCACACCGAAGAATCGAGGTTACATATTCGAGTTCATCGAGAATTGTCAGCCGACCTTCTTTGTAGGCTGTTTGGATTCCGGCGACAATGCGGTCCACCGGCGTGTCTCCCTCGCCCATCTCTGTCCACGTCCGTGCGAAGGAACACAGCATGACATTTTTGGGTGCGTCTTTGGGTTCAGGAATCGTGCCGCCACCCAGAAAGTAGGGAATGGTCTTGCTCGGGCGACCGAGGCCCACGCGAAAGAAATCGGCCTTTCCCGCATCCAACCGGCTTTTCTTGATTGACTTTTCGTATCCAACCGGAACACGAAGAGATGCGGCCAGACCCTCCGCAAGGTATCCCATTCGCATCGCCGGTGTCTTGGCCGAGCTGAGAATATACGAGTCGTCCGTCTTCTCCGACTTTGGAACGAGAAGCTCCTTGAACGGATGCTCCACCTTGTAGCAGCAGGGAATCTGCTTGTCCTTGATTGTGCCGATGTAATTCGGAAACACCGATGATTGGTCACGCTTGATGACCGAAAACTCCACGACGTCCTCTTCCTTACCCGAGCGAACCTTGCCCTTGCAGAGAGGACACGTGTTCTCAACCAACTGATCTTCGCGAAGAGGAAGCTGGTCGGTCATGCACCAATACTGCGGGCACGTGGCGATACCTTCCTTGCCATCTCCGGATGTGAGTGGAATCAGGTGGACATTGTACTCGTCGATGCCTTCCTTTTCCTTGTTTGCTTCCTTGACCTTGGTCTGTTTCGCAGTCTCGGGGTAGTTGCGAGGATTGTATTCCGGTGGAAGCCTGGCCTCGTCGTCAGCCGTGAGAACGACAACCTGCTTGTTCTTGTCGCAGCTCTTGGGATAGATTGCACTGTCAAACGTGGTGGAGTCAAAGGCCTGGAGTCGCTTGTTGAAGTAATTGTATGTCGACACTGTCTTGTCCGCTACACGCACACGCTTCTTCCCCTGTTCCGCCGGAGCGGCTTCGGCGGCGGGTGCGGCAGCTTCGGGAGGTGCGGCATTGCTTAACCCGAGTTCTGCGAACAGATCATCATCCGCATCAAATTGACCCGCGTAGACGGCCACCTGTTGAGGAACAGCCGCTGCTGCTTCCACGGCCTCGACACGACGAGGACATGCTGCATTGACATCGGCGTCATCCGACGAGAGAACATGACGCAGAATACTCGCATATTTCATGGCACGTCCGACTGTCGTCACTGCAGAGAGAATCACTTCCTTGTTCGAGAAGCGAATGGTGGGAAACCCTTTTAGCACACGGTCCAAGTCCAGGTCGTCTCCGAGATTGACGAACTTGGTAAACAGTGCCTCCGCGTCATCCTGCGTCATGCCGATTTCGGTTAGCGTGCTTACACCGGGCTGTTCTGCGTCCTGCAATGCTTGAAACGCCTGCACTTCGAGAGGCGTAAAGTTCTCGGCCAGCCGATCCGCACGCATCAACCGGAACGTGCCATCCTGATAGCTGAACAGCGATTGGAGACACGAGAACCGACGTAAATCGAACTCGGAAATATCTTTGCCGTATGTTCCCATCAGGCTCAGGTCTTGAAGCTCCCAGCGAGTGACCGCCATGTCTTCCGCCTCAATGAACGGTGTGACTGCGTCCATCGACTTCAACCAGTCGTATATGTCGAGCCGAAGCTCGTCCAGGTCTCCCTTCGCATCCTTCCCCCGAACAATGGTGCACTGAATGTCACGCGATGTAATGGCGATTCTGTCGAATGAGGTGCGAGACGTTCCGCGGTACAGCAAAAGCGTGGGCAGACGACGCTGGGGAAGCGATGTCGATGTCCAGGCTTTCCACATGGCCACATCCACAGAGGGAACCTTGTTCTTCGGATCCTTCACATAAAACTTGTGACGAATCTTCTCCTGCTTCGAAGTGAAAAATCCAACATACGGTGTTTTGGGCGAAAGCGTGAGTCCGTAGAACATTTGCTCGAACTGTGCACGAGGCGAAGGAAGAACGGTTGACACCAGGGGAATATACCACTTTGCACGGAGAATCGCCACATGCTTCGGCTCGGGCGTGGACAGGGCAAGAAGTTTCGTAAGCTGGTCGGCATTGGTCCGGAGGGAACGCACAGCAGAATCCGTCAGCCGGCTGGGCGTGTCTTCGCGGAAGAGTGGGTAATATACACGTTTCACAGCCGGAGAGGTATCGGCTCCCACCTCAGTGGTCCGGAAGGACACGACATCCGTGTACAACGTCTCAAACAGCAACTGCAAGTTACCGATGGGAATGCGGGTGGATGGCAGACCATTGAGTTCCTTCGCAGGGAGTGGAAGCACAATTGAGCGGTCACCGGTTACGCCATACACTCGCCACTCTGAGAACCCCGCACCCGGTGAACTCAGCTCCGAGAGTGCGTCGGGATAGCTGTTCCAGTCTTCCCGAGACCACGGCCCTTCTTTCACTCGCGTTCCCGGCCGGTGCTGCTCCAAGTATGCCTTGAACAAGCTGGTGTCGATGCGAACTCCGTCAACGGACATACGCAAAAACAGTGCATCCCAGTGGCGAGGGTCTTCGTAATGGTCCTCGGGGAGATGGACATTGACCTCAATAAAAAGGCGATCAGGGTGGCTGTTCACCGCAACCGCAATATGTTGACGCACAGTTTCCAGTGTATCGTCCTCAAAGAACGTCACACTCGATCCTGTTCCTGCGACGGGGACAGTCTTCGACATTATAAATGGGTTAGGTTTTCTGGCGGCGACGCTTACAGCGGTGAGTCCGTGATTGTCATGCCACAATACGGCGTTGGCCGGTGGGCGTAATTGACAGGCGTGTAGATTCCCACCTTGACGGCATCGTGCAGAATTCGCTTGAAGTTTCCCCAGAATTCCGATGTGTGTCCAATTGTCTCGGTCATCAAGTGTGCCATCTCGTGGAGCATCACAAACATGATGGTGTTGATGTCAATCAGCGGATACTGTGGCGACTTGGTCTTGTCGCGTAAGCAGACCACAATTCGCTGTCCCTTGTTCTCTGAATACGATGTGTCGGCGGACGCCATTGAGTTCTCCGAGAACACGTCGGGCTGATACCGTGCGACAAAACGAGCAACCGGTGGGTCGTTCATCAAGGCGGGTTCCGCCGAGTACGTGTCTCGCAGTTTGGTAAGATTCGAGCGAATCTTCGACATGAGCTTGACGGCCTCCTCTTTGTTGGGTAAGTTCTGCATGTCGTATTCGTGTCCATCTGGACCTTCCATGCGAACCGAATTTTCAGTGCCGATGAACTGCGACATCACGGCGACACCCACGACGGCAGCGGCGACCGACAACATTGTCTAGTGTTGCGAGTTTAACCCTGGAGTCCGTCCAGCGACCGGTTGGCACGGAAAGGGTCAGGGTCGATGGTCGTCTGCAGGAACGGGCCCACCTTGGACTGCGGGTTCGGCGTCTCCGAGCGAATGTCGTACGTCGGGTTCCGGTTCGTCTGGGCGATGCCGATGATGTTGATGTTCGCGTGGTAGCCGGCCTGAAGGAAGTTCTGGCCATCGAGGTCCTTGCTGCCGACGGGGTTCACGGCGGCCCACGAGGCACCGATCTCGCCCTTGGGGAGCAGCTCACTGGAAGACAGCACGTTCTGAGTGTATGTCTGCTGCGACGACGGCGTGCGTCCCTGCATGTCGTCAACCGCCACGGCGTTGCCGCCAATGACCGAGGTATCCACCGACATGGGGCCCTGGTCCGACTGCGGAGCCATAGGACCCGTGCCGCCATACTCTGCGACCCAGAGCTTCTCACCAACGGCACCCTTGCCGCCCGAGTACGATGAAAAGAGGGAATAGACAACAACGAAGCCAACAAGGACAACCCCGAGGCGAAGGACTTTCTGGGAAGAGAGCTTCATACTTTATTCATCTCGTCAGACAAATTTCCGGAATCAGCTGGAAACAGAAGACCGACCAACTGCTCGCGACGGAGGCTCCAAAATCCACGCACTCCCTTTCGCTTTGCCTCCTCGCGGAGCTGGGTAATGGTCATCTTCTCAATCACGAACGACCTCGGAAGCTCGGGGAGACTCAGCAACTGGATCAACTGAACACGCTTGAGAATGTAGTACTGCTTGATACGACGCTGCTTGGCCAGCTGCTTGAGCTCGACGAGAGACATAGAATCCATGATACCCTCCTCTCGCCTGTCCTCGCCGGAATCCGTTTTTTTCCGGGCATCAAGTAATGCTGCGTACACCGGTCGTTGTTTCCTTTTTCCTAGCTGCTGTCGTCCTGGGCTTCATGCTTAAATATACCGATATGACCGGCGGCGTCGAGACGTTCAGGATGCCGTCTGTCACCCCTGCTCCGCTGGACACGGTGGCGACCGGGAGCATCTCCCCGTACAATGGCACGTCGCCGATCCTTGGCAGCGAAGCCAAGCCCGTGCCGTCTCTGCCGTATGACGTTGCCGACGACAATGCAATCGGACACTTCATGAACAACAAGGTCGGCCCCGATTGCTGCCCCTCGCCCTTCTCCTCTGATGTGGGCTGCATCTGCCTGACAGAGGTAGACAAGAAGGGATTCGCGTCCCGCTTTGGAAATAAGAGTCCTATGTAACAACAATGGAACACCTTCGTGCCTTCATCAAGTGCTTGAAGGATAAGCACCCCGACATCAATTTTCCCCGTGCGTCGGACGAAGTGTACACTCGTCTGACAGACGTGCTGACTCCCCATGGAATGAAGATCATGCACCGTGACGCGTCGCTGTTTCGCGGCCCCGACGCACCCCAGCCGTTCGAAGGCGTGGATATCCGCACGACATGGGTTGAATCCGAGGAGACCTGGAAGGCTCTTCACCTGACTCTGCTCTTCTCGTTCCTGCGAGGAGACCCGAAGGAGAAGGTCTCCCAAGTGATGGAGGCGATGAAGCATGTGCTGCCGGCCACGCATCGTGACACCGACGAGATTCTCAAGACCCTCGGGACGGAGGAGACAAGCTCGGCAATCTCGGAGATTTTCGAGTTGCTGATGAAGACACGCCTGGCATCCATCGTCGGCGACATTGCCGCGTCGATCAAGCTGGATGATATCGGAATTGACTTTGAGCGTCCGGAGGAGATCCTCGAGGCTCTTCAACACCCCGAACGTAGTCAGGCGGTTCGGCACATCATGGAACAGGTCAAGACCATGCTCGAGGAGCGAATCAAGTCCGGCAAGATTAACCAGCAGGAGCTCGTTCGCGAGATTGAGACTCTCAAGGCCAAGTTTCAGTCTAGCTTCGGCAAGTACATGAATGAGATGGTGGGCGTGGGCCGCGAGGGACCTGCCACGGGAAATACATCGCAGCAAATCATGTCAAACTCTCCCGAGGCTCGTCGTGCTCGCATGCAAGCTCGTCTCCAGCGTAAACTCCACGAAAAAGGTCGCAAGTGAAGATAAGAGTGATGTTCTGGCTTTCCGATCCGAGTGTTCTGTTCCGGTCCGACACGTGGTTTGCATTTGTGCCAACCGCGGGTATGACTGTGGACGAAGCATTGAATTCGGTGGTTCGCTTTACAGTGTATCTTAGCATTCTGCTGTTTGCATGTTCGATGGACGTGAAGTACTTTGTGTATGTTCCGGTTGTCATGGGAATTACCGTGGCACTTCATCACCTCTATCCGAACACGAAGCGAATGACCGAGCAGTTCCGCATGGGAACGGCGGTGAGTTCGTTCACGGGAGAGGGTCTCACGATGCCAACCCAAGACAATCCGTTCATGAATCCTACTCTGATTGATATCAACGAGAACCCGAGGCGTAAACCTGCGGCTGACCCCACTGACCGGGAGGTCCGCGATCAAGTCAACAAGCAGTTCGCCCAGACCTCAAACATGTACATGGACACGACCGATATCTTTCAGGCCGTGACCGCCCAGCGTAACTTCTACACAGTACCCGAAGATGACCACGCAGGATTGCTTGAATTCCTCGGGAAGGGTGCGGCCTCCGGCAAGATTCTGAACGAGGGCTATGCGGTGACAAAGGGCTCAATGCCGCGAACGCCGGCGACGAGTGTGACGACTCAGCCTACGGGAACTACGCCGGGTGTTCCGGCTGACCAGTCCGAGCTTCCGGGCGATCTCAGCCGATGATGCCTGCTGACCCGAGATCACACGCTCCCGACCACGAGCCGGCTTGTATTTCATTGTCGGAAACCCAGAGATGTGCTCGTCAGCGGGAACATTCGCTGACTCAATCTCCTCCACCGGAATGTGACGATACTTCCTTTTCATCTCATCCCACATCGGCTTGTTCGCTATGCAATGCGAGCAACCGTCCATGTAGAAGAGAACAAGGAGCGGCCGACGTTTGAGGTTGGCGCCGCCTATATCCTTATTTCCAGGATCCGGCCAGAGACGAACACCCGTGTCTAACGGCATCTATTTATATCACCCACTAGAAAATGGCGTGCCTCGATGAGTTGAATCAAAAGCCGGACAAGACATGGATCGGTATTTCACGCAGCACAGGCGAGATGCGAACGTTCGAGACGCTGGGACACTTCCAGCAGTATCAGGAAGCACTGGGGTGTCGCCCGATTCGTCCGTCTCCGTATGTCAAATCAAACGCCGGACAGAACACCATTCACACGGGGTTTCTGGAATTCAAGCCCCGTGACGAAGCGACGCAGGCCAGGTTCGACGCAATGTCCGACCACTGGGAAGGTGTGAATGCATCGGAGGAGGCCGTGAAGCAGGGGGTCTTTGTGGAAGATTCCGCACAGCCCGCGAACCTTCGTGAGAAGAAGCCACAGCCGCAGCAACAGCCGCCACCAACGCCCGCTCCGACAAACGATATTTGCTCAATACAATGAAGTGGGCATTGCTCGCACTTATTGTGGGACTTCTTCTTTCGTCCTTGGCTCTCCATACGACAGAGTACTTCGTTGACCCCGACCAAGAGATAAAACAGCCATGCCCGTGCACAAGTGAAGCGTGTCCGCCTGCATGCCGAGCGTGGAAGAGCAAGATAGAAGCGGCTGCTCCGTCGAATGCCGTGACCGCAGATTACCTCGCTGTTCTTCGAGCGTTTTTTGACAGCGTATACAGTCCATCGGGCACAAAACCGACCGAAGCCCAGGTCGATACGTTTCTGGCCTCGTCGGCGGGAACAGTTGCCGGTGTTGATCGAGCAGCGGTCAAACGAATCATCATTGACGGGTTCAACATTGATGAAAGTGGAACGGCGGCTTCACGCGAAGAGAAAACACAGATGTTCAAGCCGTCCGACGACAACCTGGCCCCCGACATGGGTCGCGACGGACTTCGGACACGAGCAGAGGCCGGATACTCCGGAGCAAATCCGAGTCCGTCCACGCGGTTCTCCGAGGGCGACTACGCACCAGTGCAGCAGTCAATGCCCAACAAACCGGGTCAGTGGGACGATGGGTCAATGCTGTGGAAAGGACCACGTCCCGCATCTGTTTGCCCATGTGCCGAAAACATCATGTGAGTTAGGGATAATGAGGAAGTGGGTTCTGCTCGGACTGCTCGCAGTTCTGTTATGGTTGATATTCACAGGTCGCGAACGCTTCCAGGATACCGATGGTATCAAGGGTATTTATACTCTCGACGGAACCGGTTCGGATAGGTTCATTGGGTCATCAGTCGAAAACGTGATTAGGTTAATGCCGGCCACCCTTGTTAAGGCACTCCAAGACGTGAAGCCCAAACGTCCCTGCCCCACCGTCGCCAATCCATCGAAACAGTGTCCCGCCGACCCCACGACAGGTGCGGGTGCGATGGTGCTGGTGCGTGGAGATATCAATGACATCATGGTTGCGTTCTATTCGAGGGTCTATCAACGATCAAATGCGACAGTCGGAATTTCGACGACAGATGTTACGAGTTTCCTGTCTACCTATCCGATGACGCCATTTCTCACTGCGAACAAGGAGGACGTAAAGGCATTGTTGGTGGCGTATTTCGTATCGCAGCCAGCCGGCGTTGCGAATACAGGAACAAATGACCCTCGATTGGTCAATGCCGCTGCCCCTGACCCTGCGACAACGAGTCCTGAACTTGTTGCTCGGTGGAACAGGGAGAATGGATGGAGTGACCGTGCTGCAGGTGTGAGGTCGGCGGGTGCTGCGGAGGCACGCGGATACAACCCGTATGACGTTCAAACTACGAATCAAGGTTCACTTCCCTCCCCCATTGATGCACGCGATGATCCAGACGACGCTGAAGCCGCACGCCCAAGTGTCGGACCCGTCTTTGGTGACAATGGTCCCTTCTCAGGAACTCCGGGAACCGGACAGGGGTCAGGCATGAATGCAGCGGCAGCACTGACAGGCAGCACGTATGGTCGCTCTTCGGCACCCGATGGCACTCTGGACCCGTATGATTTCTGGCCCGGGTCGTCTGGTTCCCAGCCGCCGGCAGGAAAGACACTCCCGGTGGAGGGACCTAAATCGGGCGGAATCGGTGCACGTCCAACCACCTCCGCACAGTCGTCGTCGCAGCCTGCCCCGGCGTTGTATGGACCTGATCCGGCGGCAACGAACAGTCAGGGTAGGTACATGATGCCCGAGTCCAAAACAACGGGATCCGACCCCTCAAACCGGTATGCAGTCACGTCCAGGATTCCTGGCGACCAGGACTTGTTCCCGATGTCATACTCCATCGCAAACGGCTCGCAGAAAACGGACCCCGTTCCATTTTTAAGTGATTTCTCTGTATTCCAGACATAAGATGACATCCTTCGGACTCAGAAATCAACGTGGCTCGTGCTGGGTCAACGCTACACTTCAAGCCGTATTTCGAATTCCAGATGTCCAGACACGCTACATCGCAGATGCGGCTCTGGATACATCTCCCGTCGATAAGGCACTTCAAGAAATCTGGGCAAGCAAAGGGGATGAGGGATTGAGGGCGTTGTACGAGTGTGTGCGGACAGTTGTGATGCCGGCCGGCGAAGGCATTGGCGATTCGCACGAGCTGCTCGAATTTCTCTGCGACAAACTTCCCTTTCTCGACAAGCTCTGTCGCTTCAAAATCGGAAACACAATCAAGTGCACGTCGTGTCCATACACCGATACGCGGAACGACTCACTTATCGAGTTCTCGGTGACGCCAACACAACGCAAGCAGAGTCTGACAGACTGTGTTATGGAAGCCGTAACACCGGTGAAGATTCCTGACTGGACGTGTGAGAAGTGCAAGAACAAGGGGTGCACGAAGCAGTTGCTGATGGCGTCCTTTCCACAGGTGTTCACATTTCACGTGACGTCGCTGAATACTTCGGTGTCGTATTCGACAATCCTGGTTCTCAACGGATATCGGTATGCACTGTTTGCGGTGGTCTGTTTCAACGGCGGACACTGGTGGACATACGGGCGGGATATGCCGCCGGGCAAGCCGTGGACGGAATACGACGATTCCTCTCTTCGCAATCATGGCCCAGAGCACTTCCCCTTGTCTGACCACATGCGGCTGTTATTCTATTATCGCCTCAAAGAATAAGCAAGAAGATGGCTGACACATCCTATCTACTCCCCTCGCTTCTTGCCGGGGGCCTGGTCTTAACTTTTTTTGTCCTCTTGTCGACTGGTTCGATTCTCGCAGTTGCCGTGCTGTGGGTCCTCTTCGCAATGGTTGGATTCCTTCTGAATGTCTACGGGTTTGTAACGGCTGACATCCTGGCACCTGCGGTCGTTCAGCCGGTTGGGTCTGCGACGTCTTCCTTGACAAATGTGAACATCGTAGGCAGCGAAGTGTTCCACATTGCGGACAACAAGTTCACATACGACGATGCACCGGCCGTGTGTGCAGCCTACGACTCGCAGCTCGCAACTCTTGAACAGATAATCGACGCATACAATCACGGTGCCGAGTGGTGCGGATACGGTTGGTCTGCGGGCGGCATGGCGTTATACCCGACACAAAAGGGCACATGGGACGCTCTCCAACAGGAGGTTGACCAGGCAAAGAAGACTGCGTGCGGACGCCCGGGTGTGAACGGCGGATACTTTGACCCGTCGTCCAAGTTTGGTGTCAACTGCTACGGAATCAAGCCGCAGGGCAATGTCAAGCTCCCCACTCCCCTGCCTGGAACGGACCCGTCGGCCTTCAATTCGGCCGTAGCCAAGTTCAAGTCAATGATGAAGTCATTCAACCTCAACCCGTATTCTCGCACGACCTGGTCGGGAGCGGGAACGGCACCGGTGTCGGATGCCGTTTCGGCTGGACAAAAGCTCATCAACGAGGTGACAACGGAACATTTCACTATGCGTGAGAACCTTGTTCCCTTCATGGAGTCCATGCCGGGTCAGACCATTGCGAATGTTGGTCTGCCTCTCGGATCGCCGTATGGACTCCGGGGTGAACCCGGTGATCCTGGCCCTCCGGGCCCGTCTGGACCCGCTGGCCCTGCTGGCCCTGCTGGAGCCTCCGGAGCTATGGGACCCGAGGGACCCGAGGGACCCGAGGGAGCTGCAAGCACAGTGGCTGGCCCCACTGGACCTGCGGGGGCTACAGGCACGCTTTCGGCCGCAGACAGTGCACGCGTGACTGCCGCTGCATCCGCAGCCTCGTCAGCGACAGCCGCAGCGACCACGGCAACATCACTTGCCAATGCTGCCAAGGCCAAGTCGGATACTGCGGTCCAACCGACAGCCCTTGACGCGGTGAAGACGATTGCGACAAATGCTGCGTCGGCTGCGACTGCTGCACAGACGGCGGCGACCAATGGCCGGCTGAGACCAACTATTGTCGAGGCCACGTACGGCGCCGAAGCCCCCCGAGTAGCTAATATCAAAGCGGACGTAATTGAAGCCTTGCGCACTAACCGAGGTTTTGTATGCAACAACCGCTTTGGTGACCCAGCATACGGCAGTGTCAAACAGTGCAGGATTACCTACCAGCTCGGAGAAGGTGTAAATAAAACACTTGTTATTGGAGAAGGTGGCTATTTTGATCCCAATCTCATACCATTTAGCAACGCGGCTTAACCAAACGGCGGGAACGCATACTTGCCGAACAGACGGAATAGGCGAGGCGGGTCACCGACACCGCGATCGTATAACAATTCGCCACCCTTGTAGCACAAGTACGGGAAGCCGGGCATGCTCACGGGATACTCAGCAGGGCATTTCTTGTAGCACAGTCCATCAATCTTATTCGTGTGCTTGTCTTCTCCGATGAATGCGATATCTTCGGGCGTCTTGTGATTGGCTGCGGCGGCTTGTGCGGCCGTCTCTGTCTTGCCCGTCACCGGGTCGACAACCGGGTCACCCTTATCGCTGGCTCTCTTCCACTTCTTGTACTCTGTGTCAAAATCACCACCAAAGTCGGATGGGCCAGGGCATACCCCGCCATTGTTGAGACGTCCATACATGTCACCCACTAAGCCACCGATACATCCGATGACAGTGTTGTGCTTGCAACCATCCCAACGGATGTTACTACACACCAAGCCCTCCGTTCGATATCCATCGCGACACGGCTCGAGGCCCACTGGGGTTCCTACTCCAATGTTCACGCTATCCGCATAACAGGACGTCATGGATCCGTGGTATCCTGGCTTGCAGTTGTTGTAGCACATTCCCGCTTCCAGCGAAGTCTTCTGACCAGTGCAGGTATTTGGAGTGGTGCTCATAATCTCGACTCCAAAGATCTTGATCGGACTGATGTACCACGCAACGAGGAGGAAAAGCACGAACAGTGTGACAACGATCCAAAAGAGAACCCATGGATTCCATGCACCCGGAATACGCCACGTCTTCTCGGCGTAGAACACGATGGCATACGTGATTCCAAGGATCCAGGCCATTATCCACGCGAAGGAGAACCCAGGCCACAGCCACTGCAAGAGGGGATCCCAGATCTCTTTGGGGAACAAAAACGGGAGCATCTCGCTGATATTCGGAATGGGTTGCCCTGTCCAGGCTAATGTCACCGCAGCCACAGCTGCGACGGCCAATGCTGGCACGACGAATTCCGCCATCCAATTGTTTCTAGGACAGAAAACAATGGACACGACACAGCCCTCCCTTACGAAGTTCACAAAGTCATCAACCCAACAACAAGTGACAGTGCCCCCGACCGCGGGCCAGGAGTTGAATCGCTTTGTCTGGCTTTTGTTCCGTCCACAGGCCCATGCGGTCAAACCGTTTGAAGCCGATCAGTCTGCACGACAGGAAAAGTATAAACACACGAAATAAACTCCGCTCAGATACGTAAATGGACGTCGTTCTACTCATGGGTCTTGCGGCCCTCGGGTATGCATTGGCTACCCCGAAGAAGCGACGCGATGCACCCGCATCCGACGCCACTGTCGGCAAAGAGTTATATACACCACTTAGCGAAATGGAAGTGGCGGTTGTGCAGGCGGTGACTGGACACAACAACATGGTTCCCTTCTTTGGAGCGAATCGGACGCAGACAACCTTTTCAGATGGTCACGAGAGTCTGCTCGACAAGTACACCGGTATGGGTGCCAACACCTTCTTTCGCAAGGAGGAGGCGGCTGCGTTCTTCGAGCCCGAGGCGGGACGTGGTAACCCCTGGAAGGCGCCGGTGGAGACGGAGTTTGAGCGGTCTCGTCAGGTGACGAGCATGGCGATGAAGAACGTTGCTCCGATTGACCGCGTGCAGGTTGGACCCGGTATCAATGACGGATACACGAACCTCCCGTCAGGTGGTCTTAACCAGGGCATTGAGTCTCGCGAATACCAGCTTCCCAAGACCACGGACGAGATTCGCGTGGCGACCAAGCCGAAGCTCACGTACACCTCAGACCCGGTTCCCGGCGGTCGCAATGTCAAGGAGATGGGTCTTCAGGCCCCGGTCAAGAAGAACAGGCCTGACCGCTTCCAGATCTTACAGGCGGCCGACGGCTCGCTGCCCCACTTGAACACCACAACTGGACAGCAGATGGCGTCGTCGATTTACCCTGAGTTCGTGATGAAGAGCCAGAACCGCCCGGAGACGGCGGCACAGTTCATGGGTGGCGTGGGCAAGAGCACGGGTGGATACGAGTCGTATATTCGCTCGTTCACGGAGCCGTATCAGCAGTTCATGAGGCTCACCACCGAAGGGCGTGCGGCTCCGGGTGGTCCGGTTGGAGGCATGGGTGTCAACTCTGGACCCGAGGCGTACACGGTCCAGACGCACCGCGATGAGAGTACCCACGTCAACTACCGTAACTTCGAGACGCCTCTTGTTGGACGTGGTGGCCAGGCTCCGACGGCTTCGCTCCAGGGCTCGGTCAAGTATGACGAGCCGGTGGGCCAGAGTGTCCAGATTGACCGCGTCACCGTTCCCGGTCTGTTGGACGCATACAAAAGCAACCCGTATACACAGAGCTTGCAGTCGTCTGCTTAATGGACCCGTCTCTTCTTCGATACACTGGTTCGCAGGAACTCTGCTTGTTTGAGATGTCGCGTCGCGATATGCACAATGTCGTCAGGTCCGTAGCCGTTCACCCCGAGAGGATTCGCGTGTGCTCTTGTGCGAGTGATCCTTGGGTTCGAGGTGCCTTGTCGTTTCTTCGCGTTGTATGGATTCCCTCGTTTGAGCAATGCAAGCAATTGAAGACGCTCTCCTTGCCCGTCGTTCCGAGATTGTTCAGTCAACCTCCCTCATCTTCAGCACCGTGATTCTCGTTCTTGTTCTGGGTGGATTCGGGTGGTTTCTCTCGGTTCAATACGAATTGAATGCACAAAAGCCAGAGGAAAAGCGTATTCCCTTTACGCCCACTGTCTGGTATTCTGCGACGCGAAAGGTTCGCAATGAAGAGTATGGAAGCCAACTCCAACCTTTTGAAATTGAAACTCGATATGGTGTACCGCGACCTGACGATGGAAGTGGCCCAACAGAAGTTCACGGAGTTGACTACGGCCCCGCCGACGGTGGTGATTCCTGAAGCGGTGGCGGCCCCGGCTCCGAAACGCAAGAAGTTAGTGAAAGCTGTTCCTGATACTAAGTAAGAGGGGATGTCCATCACAGTGACCCCATCGCTGACAACAAATGCAACCTTTTACAAATACGAGCCCTTCGTGTATACCTTCACGGGTGGCTCGAATTTTACAGTGTCCGGCACACTGGCAGCTTATTGTGTTGCCAGCACATCGAACGTTGTCTTTTCTGCGGTGAATGGGTTTCAGTCGACGGGATCGCCGCTCGGCGAGACGCTTGCGATTACCAGCACCGCGGGCACCGTGCCGTATACATTTTTCATCGCCGCCGGCCGGTTTCAGATTGAGCCGCCCACGTCATCGCTCGTCCTTTACCAGGGTGAACCCATCGTGTACACGTTTACATCCCCTGTGCCACTCACGATACCAAATGGGGCGTTTGTCAGCCCAACTCTGCCCCCTGGTCTGCTATTCCAATACTCGAACGCAACCACGTGGATCCTCTCAGGAACACCCTCTCTGACCACGACGAGCAGTTCGTATCTGTTCATTGGTTCGAATTACACGACGGGTGCGGTCGTATCGACGCTCCTGCCAATCCAGGTGCTTGGGCAGCGAATTGTCCTGGCCGCAAGTTCGAACTCGGCAACATTGACGATCGGAACCCCCTTTGCGCCTAGCCCTGTGTTTACCATCACCGCGTATCCGCTGACCGCAACATCCAGCACCGTTGTATTCAGGGGAACGAACCTTCCGCCTGGACTGTCCCTTTCGACTGTTTCAGGGACCTTGCCAGGTGCATCGGCTGTCCTTACCGGAACACCAACATCCAATGTGGACTCAGCATTGACGTCAACGGTCACCGCGTCGGTGATTGGACTGTCCTCTTCGTCGACTGTGTCCTTTACGTATGCGACTGTCGTTCTCTTTACTGCACCGGTGAGTGCAAATGCCACGTTCTATGCTGGTGTATCAAACAGTCTTCAAGTGACTGCGTCCACGCTCTATCCAAGTGGGGCCGTTGACTCCTACGCTTCGACTCCTCTTCCAGATGGCCTTCAGATCAATGCGGCAACGGGTCTCATCTCGGGCACACCAACCACCATCGGGTCTTCGTCCGTGGAGGTCACTGCATACGCGAATATCATATCGAATTCGAAAACACTGAACCTAGCCGTTGTGTCCAACACACTTTCTCGGACGATCAATGCCCCGTCCACTGACTTTACACTTGGTCTTGCTATTCAGCCAATCACAATAACCTTCTTCTCGGCAGCGGGCACAACAATTTCATGCACTTCGAATCTTCCGTCTGGTATTGTTGGGGCGTTTGACGGTTCAACCGTTACGCTCACGGGGATTCCGGCACTTGTTAACCAAGGGAATCTCCGGGTAACGGCGACAACGCTTGGTGCATCGCCTCTTGTCGTAGACATCCCATACAACACGACCAGTGATACCTTTACATTTTCAGCTCTGCCCTCGACGCTGCTGTTCCGACAGAACATCGCAATCACGCCAATTCAGTTCTCGGCCGTGGCCTTGAAAAAGAGTGCACCGATTGTCTACTTCACCAACACCGCGGCGATTCCGGCGGGACTGTATGTAACACCAGCCGGAGTGCTGCAAGGAACGCCTACCGTAGTGGTGCCATCGGGGACCCCGCTCGCAGGCCTGTCCGCGACAAACGGATACGATACGATTATATCGCCACCTGGATTCACCTATACAGTTCTGGCCGACGAAGTGCTTGCGACAAGTGCTTCCGTGGCAAACGCCCTCGTTCCATCCGCACCTGTGAACATTCCACTCACACTTCGCACACTGAGTGGAATCGTTCCGACCGGAAACGTGACGTTTTCTCAATTCACATACGGACTCACAGCGACGGCGGCAGCGGTTGGAGGTGCGTTGGATATCACTGTCATTCCCCCAAGCTATACCGCATTGACCGGGACTCTGTCTGGGCTTCCAATCGTCTTTGGACTCGGAGTGACAAATGCACAGATACTCACCCGCTATACGCTTCGCTGGAACGGATCGAACTACTACGTCTGTCGCGACAATGGATCGTTCGGATACTCGGATCTTTCGTTGCTGTCTGCGAATACGATGGTTGGCTATACGAGATTGAGCGGTAACAACTCGAACAGTTTTCTTTATATAACCTCGAATGCACCCCCGGTTCCGCTACCGGCTGGCACGCCCATCTTTGGACCTGGCATTATTGTACCTAATACGGTCATCCTCACCACTGGGTCCACTACATTCTATGAAGTGACTCCTCACCCACAGTTTAACGGCGATCCGTCCGTTGCATCGAACGTTTTCTATAACCTGCTTCCAAGGTCCAACGTTCCGCGGGACTTTCAGTGGCAAGGAAACACCTTTGTCATTGCGGACGGCACATCCGATCTGCTTACGTCGAGCAATTCGATCACATTCTCTCTGACAACTCCCATTGTGGATGACGGCGTATATCAGTGTATATACAGCAGTAATTTGTCAAAGTGGGTCGCACTCGCGTCAAACTCGACGACATTTTCCGTTTCACTGGTCGACTCGGGTGATTCAAATCCGTCAGGGTGGACAAACATACGTATATTGTCCCCGCGGCCCGATCCTCGCAATGACGGTGGATGGGTTCTCCGAACAAACGGCACGCGATTCTTTGTTGGCGGGGATGTACTCAGGTACTACGACTTGTTAGGGAGCAATGGTGTGCAGCCGGGCATAAACATCAGCAATGTCAAAGCATTGGTCCTAACGCAACCACTTGTTATGGGTGGAGATGCGGTGAGCAATGTTTCGATTCAGTACTCTACAAACAACGGCGGTTCGTGGACAAATGCAATCAACTCCTTTACGACACGCACAACCGAAATCGTTAGCAGCAGTGTTGGCTGGTTGGCGACGGGGTTAAACGGAGTCGTATCGAGTGTGAAGTATTCGTCGAACGGAATCACCTGGATCAATGTTGGGTTGCCGTCTGGAACTGCGTTCGGCCCGATTCAGTTCGATGGTAGGTCGTGGTGTGTCTTTGCGGGGACCACCGTATACCGTCACGACGCGTTTGCCGGAAACATCGCAAATGGAGCAACGTGGACGACGACAACTGCGACGTTTGAAAACTCGTCACCAGGCGATACACTGTATACGTTTCCCCCACCGATCATCTCGGGCGGTCCGCCAGTGTGCACACTGTTCATCGGTGAGACTCCGAACGGCCCCACGTTTGTTTCTCCCGTAAGCACGCTGCTTAGATTGTATCAGTATGTCGTGTTTGACTCTCTCGTCTTTACCGCCGTTGCCCCCGAAGGAGACGTACCCGTGTACTTTTTAGCATCGACGCCGCCAGCGGGTATGCTCTGGGACCCGGCAACGGCTACACTGTCTGGTCGGAGTGTACAGCTAGGCACCTTCAATGTCGACATATACGCACAGTCTCTGGCAGGCGTAAGCAAAAAGACCGTGACCTTCATTGTGTCACAAGTTTTGGTCCAACGCAATATCCCCACGGCGGCGGCGTATACTGCGTACACACGTGAAAAGGTGATTGCCGATGCTGCGACGGCAACTGTAAATGATCATTCAGTGCCCTTCGAGGTGGGACCGTTTCTGTTGGGTCGGCCGCCTAACAAGACGACCGCACCCGAAATCTGTTGCGAAACCCAGTTAAAAATTGATTAACTAAATGGGGAATTTGTGTTTACTCGAAGTCAGGCATGACCATGCCCCGGAACTCGTTCAGTCCGAGCATGCCCACGAAGACGTGAACGCCTCCCCGGAGCTCATACACGCGGTGCGTCTTAACACCCACGTCGTAGGTCCGCAGGTGCCAGCTGACCTCCGCGAGGTCCTCTTCGTCGTCCTCTGGGGGAACCTCCACCACAGCCGCGTTGCTGGGCGGGGCGTCGTCAATCCCAAGGAATTGCCGCATGTGGTCAATCAACGAAAGGGACTTGAAATGCTCGGGGGCCATCTCGTTGATTCGCGTCAGGAACACCTTGTGAAGGGTCTTGTCGTCCGTTGACTCGCCGGCCTCGTGGGCGAGTTCCTCAAGCTTCTGAACCTGCTGGCGGTTCAGCTTCTCGAGGTTGACAACCCGGGGCGGTGCGGGTTCCGCCGCGGGAGCGGGAGCGGTCTTGGTCCGCCAGAGCTCGGCAATGATGGCCGCGGCAAAGGCGGTGGGAAGCTTGAGGTGGGTGCAGGCGTTGGTGAGTGCGTAGTTGATGGTAGACTGCATTTTGGTCGATGATGTGTAGAAGCCGGGCCTTGGACTTTTCCGTGACCCACAGGAATCCGTTTTCGGAAAACGGATCCTTTCCGTTCTAACGGATAAGAGACCGTTAAAATGCCCCGCAACATGACAGGAGGCTCCGGCCACCGCTCGCAACGTAACTCCGAGTCCAACAAGACCAAGATGAACAACAAGATCGGCGACAAGATGCTGGATGACCTGATGGACGAAGAGAAGATCGATGGCGCATTCGTCGGCCGCGTGATGCGCCGATTGGGTGACGGACGCATGGAGATCTTCTTCGTGGTCAAGGAGACGGTTCAAGGCAAGGAACGCAGTGTGGACAAGCTGATTCAAGCTCCGATTCGCGGAGGCATGCGGGGACGCGGAAAGAAGGACGTGTGGGTGGACGTTGGAAGTGTGGTTCTCTTTGAGGAGACAGGGTTGGGTGGAATGGCGACACACCGCATCCTGTCCGTCTTCACAGATGCGCAGATTGCTCGGTACAAGAGCATTGTCAAGGACGCAGATCCGCGTCTGTTCCTCAAGGCTGCCAGTGCGGAGACAGATGTTCAGGATGGAATCGATTTCTCAGAGGAGACCGAGGTGAATGTTGACGACATTTGAAGTGCCTGTCGGTTTCTATACACTACTTTTTACATTGTGATAGAACAATGTCATTCACGGGTCCGACAGGTCCGACAGGGTTTGTCTATGTCTATTCACCGCCGGGTGCACAGGGACAAGTAGGGCCACCGGGAGATCAAGGTCCAGCGGGTCCTACGGGTATGACTGGGCCAACGGGATTTACGGGCCCTCCCGGAGAGATTGGACCCATGGGAGATCCAGGATACGCGGCAAATACAGGTGCAACGGGAGCAACTGGATTCACGGGATGCACTGGACCGAAGGGCGACCCAGGTGCACCAAGCACGGTTCCCGGGCCTCCCGGTCTTAACGGACAAGCGGCAAATACAGGTGCAACGGGCATAACGGGTAGCACAGGATTCACGGGACCAACCGGATTTACGGGCTTCACTGGGTTCACAGGACCGACAGGGCAGACAGGATCCTCTGGGTTCACGGGACCGACAGGATCCACTGGATGGACGGGGTCTACTGGACCGACAGGGTCTACCGGGTTCACAGGATTCACAGGTCCACCGGGCACGGGATTCACTGGACCAACGGGGTCTACTGGATGGACGGGGTCCACAGGGTTCACCGGATTCACGGGACCGACAGGATCCACTGGATGGACGGGGTCTACTGGATGGACCGGTTCAACGGGATTCACCGGATTCACGGGACCGACAGGATCCACTGGATGGACGGGGTCTACTGGATGGACGGGGTCCACAGGGTTCACGGGACCGACGGGACCGACAGGATCCACTGGGTTCACGGGATTCACGGGTCCACCGGGCACAGGATTCACAGGGCCGACGGGATCCACCGGGTTCACGGGATTCACTGGGTTCACGGGATTCACGGGACCGACGGGTCACACAGGGTCCACCGGGTTCACGGGATTCACTGGGTTCACAGGACCGACGGGTCACACAGGGTCCACGGGATTCACGGGATTCACGGGCCCCACAGGTCCCGGACTTACAATCGCGAACTATTCGAGTGCAAATCAAGTTATAAGCACATCGTCTAGTGCACTTAGCGTAACTGCAAATGCGAACATGACACTAAGCAGCATTACCGCAACTGTCATTGGAACTGGCGGTGTGGCACCTGGATATGGAAGTTTCAACCGGCCGAGAGGAGTCGCCGTGCTTCCAAACGGGAACATCGTCGTGGCCGACCAGAACACCCACCGCATCCGATTGGTTACACCTGCGGGTGTCGTCACCACGTTGGCGGGTAGTGGCAGCCCCGCCTTCGTCGATGGCACGGGTGCGGGAGCGAGCTTCAACGAGCCATACGGAGTCGCTGTGCTTTCAAACGGAAATATCGCCGTAGCCGACACGGTCAACCATCGCATCCGATTGGTCACACAGGGAGGTGTAGTCACCACATTGGCGGGCAGCGGTACCGCCGCTTTCGCCGACGGCACGGGCACGGGCGCGAGCTTCAACTTCCCGCGAGGAATTGCTCAGCTTCCAAATGGAAACATCGTCGTGGTCGATACTAACAACCACCGCATCCGATTGGTCACACCGGCGGGTGTCGTCACCACTCTTGCAGGCGGCAGCGGAGGCTTCGCCGACGGCACTGGCACGGGTGCGAGTTTTCTCTACCCGTTCGGAGTCGCCGTGATCCCTTCGAGCGGCGTCATCGTCGTGGCTGACGGGGACAACAACCGCATCCGATTAATTACACCTGCCGGCGTCGTTACGACTCTTGCAGGACAGGCCACCGCGGGCTTTGCCGACGGCACGGGTGCAGCTGCGAGCTTCTCGGGCCCGCAAGGAGTTGCCGTGATTCCCTCAACTGGCGTCATCGTCGTGGCTGACGGGGGCAACAACCGCATCCGATTAATTACACCTGCCGGCGTCGTTACGACTCTTGCAGGACAGGCCACCGCGGGCTTTGCCGACGGAACGGGTGCAACCGCGAGGTTCTCCGACCCGTTCGGAGTCGCCGTAACCTCGACCGGCGCGATCGTCGTGGCTGACCAGAACAACCACCGCATCCGGTTAATTTCGTCTCCAACCTATGCAGCGGCGTCCGGTGTCGTCACCACTATGGCGGGTAGCACAGCAGCGTTCGCAAATGGTCTCGGTCCTACGGGCCCAGCCCTTATCGTTGCAGGTAGTTCAGTATTCGCAGGACCAGTGAACATCACGAATCTGCTAGGAAACACTGGGCCCATTCCGAATGTACCCGCATTGGAAGTCGACGGAGATGCATTGGTTGCCGGCAATATGATTGTGACAGCCGGTGCATACTCTATGCCGTCCACCGTAGCAGGAAGTGTGTACAACACCTCTGGGTTTACAAATGCTCTCGGATCGATCACCGGAACATACACAGGACCGACCCCGGCAGATGAAGCAACCATCTATACCTTCACGAGCGGCTCAGGAACATTCGTGGTCCCCGCAGGTGCTCCGGTGATTGTGGATTATTTGGTGGTGGGTGGCGGTGGTCAGGGTGGCTCGGGCAGTGGCGGTGGTGGCGGAGCCGGTGGCCTGGTGTATGCGAAGGGCGTTCAGCTTCCGGCGGGAAGCTACTCGTGGACAGTGGGAGCGGGAGGTAGTGGCGGCACTGCGAACGTTGCAGGTGGATCCGGAGTCTTATCATCACTTTCAAACTCCTCATTTGGAAACATAGTTGCCCTTGGTGGCGGAGGTGGTGGAGGATATAACTCACCGTCGGCGGGCGTCGCCGGCGGGTCTGGTGGCGGTGCAGCCGGCGGTGTAGGCACGGCCCCCTTTGCAGGAGGTGCAGCTGCGGTTGGACAAGGAAACGTAGGTGGAACAACGGCACAAACAGGTCAATACACAGGCGGTGGCGGTGGCGGTGCTGGCGGTGCCGGAGTCAGTCCTGCATCGGGTACAGCGACGCCTGCCAACGGCGGAATCGGTCTTGCGATTGCAATCACGGGCTCGAACGTCTACTATGCAGGTGGTGGCGGTGCGTCGACAAATTCTGGAATCGGTGCCTTTGGAATTGGTGGTCTGGGTGGCGGAGCAAACGGAACGAACGGTGCCGCTGTTGCTGGAAATGCAGGAACGGCGAATACTGGCGGTGGTGGCGGTGGTGGCGGTGGTGGGTTCGGCGGCGGCAACGGCGGCTCCGGCGTCATCATTCTTCGCGTGTACACCAACATCGGGTCGCGGTTGCTCATCGGCGATGGGTCGGGATACTCAATGGCTCTGTCGGCCCAGTCGAACGCAGTCACTACGGATGTCATGACGGTGACAGATCAGGGCAATGTGTCGATTGGGTTGAGCAATGCGTTGTTTAACGGTCTTTTAGACGGAACATTTGATTCATCGGGAAATATGTATATATGCGATGGTACGAATAACCGTGTTCGGAAGATATCACCGGCCGGAATCGTCACAACCCTGATCGGAAACGGACGGGCGTCGAATGTAGCCGGAACTGGTATCGGGGCATCATTGAACGGTCCTTCCGGACTTGTGCTGGATACATCGGGGAACATGTGGGTTTCTACTTTGAATGGGCAACAAATCGCAAAGGTGGTATTGTCCACGTTGGTGGTCACGTTTCCTCTTGGAACATATGGAACTGCAACGGTAGCGGCTGGAACCGGTGCTGCTTCAACGTTCGCCAGTCCGCGTGGATTGGCGCACGACTCTGTTAACGGATTTTTATGGGTGGCACAAGCGGGAGTCATCAGTAGGATTCTGGTGTCGACTTTGACTTCAACACTTCTTAGCAATGGACCAAGTGGTTGTTTGGCCCTCGCGTATGATGGAACCTTTTTGTATGCGTCGACGTCAACTACAATTCAGAAAATTACAACTCCCGGTGGGGCAGCGACCACTGCGACTCTTTATACGTTAACATATCCTTGGGGGTTATGTCTTAGCCCTTCCAAGACGACGCTATATTTCTCTCAACTCAACGGGGGTCCGATAGGAAGTGCGCCGGTGCCGACGGCAGGGACCGTCACGATTCTTGCGGGGTCGAACGGCGTGAACGGTTCAACGGATGCAACTGGAAGGGCCGCGTCGTTTAGTGCCAACGTTCAGGGTATCTTTTTGGATAATCTAGGATCGAACATCTATATCACAGATTTTATAGTCCCTAAGATTCGCAAACTCAATATACTCACCTCCAACGTCACAACCTATGCGGGAACCAGTGTGGCCGGATTCGCGGATGGAAGTGTTCTGACGTCGACGACGGTGAACAATACTCTTGCGGCCGCAACGGTCACAGCCGCGACGATGACAGTCACTGGAAGTTATGCTGGACTGCTGGCCGGCGGCAACACGTTCCCTATAAATACCTGGTTCAATACGTCGGACGGAAATCTATTCCTTATCAACTTCGGAGGTTCAAACATATTTTCATGCACTGAGGGATCTCATAAGTTTTCAACAAATAACGGAGCAGCTCAGGTAATCCTTAGCAATGGAAACATCACCGCCGCAAGTATCCGCGTGCCTCTCCCTGTTTCTGCGTCAACGACCACCCAGTTTATTACTTTGCAGAATACAGCCGCAACTGACGCAGCTACACTGCGTATCGGCTTCAACAATTATAACAACAGTGTCCAGTCTGCAATTGATTGCATTCAAAACTCCGCTACAAACTTCGCCTCTTCATTTTCGTTCAAGACAAACACCGGTAGCGGGGCGGTAGAAGCTCTTAATTTGGGATGCAATCAGACGGTCAAAATATCGGGATACACGACGAACGGTACGGTCACTACGACGAGTACCAATGGTACTTTATCAGTTACATCTGACAAGCGACTCAAGACGAATATTCAATACGTACAAGAGATCGCGACATCTAAAATCGAGGCTCTGAAACCTGCCCGATTTGAGTGGAAGGCTGACCTGTCGAATGTACAGCTCGGTTTCGTTGCCCAAGATGTTGAATCCGTAATCCCGGAAGCCGTGGATGGAAAGAAGTACGAGTACGAATGGTCAAAGGACAGCAATGGAAATCCTATACTTGATTCGAATGGACAGCTAGTCATGACGGACATACCCCGTTACCGTGGGTTCTCAGATAGGCCAATCCTTGCCACTCTGGTGAAGGCGTTCCAAGAGTTGTCGGCCCGCCTCTCCAACGTGGAGGCAAGGTTGGCGGCCGCTGGGACCACCGGACCCACTGGAACAACGGAATCGACAGGACCCACTGGCACAACGGAATCGACAGGACCCACTGGGCCTACGGGTGACTCGACGTCCTAATTTTCAGTTGGGTTAACAATAGATGTCTGCACTCTCTACATATGTCCCAGGTGTGGGGCTTGTCACCTGTGCTCCCAACATTGCCCAGGGTCCCCAGGGTCCCCAGGGTCCGCAGGGACCGACGGGACCGACAGGGACGACAGGATCCACAGGCAGTCGAGGTATATCTGGAACAGCATTCAATACCGGTCCCACCGGAACCACTGGCTCAACTGGACCCACCGGGTCCACTGGATCCACTGGTCCGTCAGGTCCTACGGGACCCACGGGTCCCACTGGATTTACGGGCTGGACAGGTGTTTCGAACACCGGCACCACGGGTCCGACAGGTCCGACAGGTCCAAACACCGGTCCGACAGGTCCGACGGGTCCGACCGGACAAGCCGGCACTGCATTCAACACCGGTCCCACTGGACCCACGGGACCGTCTGGATTTACGGGAGCCACGGGTCCTACGGGTTCGAGCGGGTCAACGGGCCCAACCGGACCCACCGGTCCGACAGGCCGAACAGGAACAACGGGTCCGACAGGCCCAACCGGATCCACGGGTCCGACGGGTCCGATGGTGACGGGATGGACGGGATCCACGGGTTCCACAGGTCCAACCGGGCCTATGGGGTATCAGGGATTCGCGGGACCTGCAGGACAGATTGGGAATCGCGGACCGACCGGGTTTACAGGCCCTACCGGAGCAAATACGGGTCCGACCGGTCCATCGGCGACAGGCACAACAGGTGCCACTGGTCCGACTGGACCCACCGGTGTTATCGGCATCACAGGATATACCGGGACAACGGGATCCACTGGACCTAGTGGATCGACTGGATTTACTGGGACAACAGGATTCACTGGACCTAGTGGATCGACTGGGTTCACGGGATTCACGGGTGCAACAGGCACGACGGGACCGTCGGGGTGGACGGGACCCACGGGAACACGCGGATGGACTGGATCCACTGGACCGACTGGACCCACGGGTCCGACGGGACAACCGGGTGTGCCAGGTCCAACTGGACCCACCGGCGTGACAGGCATCACGGGGTGGACGGGTGGAACAGGGTATCAAGGGTGGGTGGGACGAATGGGTCCACTTGGTCCGACAGGGCCAACAGGTCCAACGGGATACCAGGGAGTGCAAGGACCCCAAGGACCAAGTGGACGCACCGGATGGACCGGATACACTGGGGCAACAGGACCAAGCAAGGCGATTGTTGGTCCGTCAACTGTCGGAGTTCCTGTCGTCTTTGCTGGTCCAGGGTATCTGAGTTTCGCGGCTACCGCAGCAGGTGCTCCGTCAACAAGCACACTCATCACGCAAGGGTGGTCCTTTGCCAACCCTAGCAATGTGTTTCTAGTTGGACTCTCATGGAGTGTCGTGGGAAGCGATTGGCAAGTCAATGTAGGTGCATACGCGACTACTGCGTTGACTACGACACTTACGGTCTATTATTACTATCAGTAAGTAACAGATGGTGTACACAGTTCCTCTTCCATCGAACGTTCGCAGGCTCCCAGGACCTCGCGGCGTTCCTGGTGTTCGGGGCCCAAACGGCCCAACGGGGTATACGGGATTCACGGGTATTCGGGGCATCGACACACAATTTGGTTCCACCGGCTCCACTGGAACGCTGGGATCGTCAGGACCTACTGGGCCGTCAGGACCCACGGGACCTAGTGTGCTGGGTTGGCGTGGTGACACTGGACCCACTGGACCCACTGCGATAACAGGACCCACTGGCTTCACTGGGTTTACCGGCCCGACGGTCACAGGATCGACAGGAGCCACAGGTCCGAAGGGCATCGACACGCAATTCGGCGCAATGGGATGGACTGGACCGCCAAATGCACCAACCGGAGAGGCTGGACTCGCAGGACCGGCAGGCTCAACCGGATTCACCGGGTTTACTGGACCGATAGGCTCAACCGGGTTCACTGGACCAACAGGACCTACCGCCGCAACAGGATCAACGGCAACGACTGGATACACTGGGTACACTGGGTACACCGGAACGAGGGGACCGATTGGTCCACGGGGGCCACGGGGAGTCGCGGGTATAAAGGGCGTGGACAGTACGTTTACTGGACGCACGGGACCTACGGGACCGGCGGGTCCTCGAGGCGACGCTGCAGGAACAGCTGGTCAGTCTGGACCTACTGGGTCGACCGGAGTCGCCGGGTTGGGAGAGGACGGGCCGACTGGGTATTCAGGATTCACGGGGCCGACAGGACGCACTGGACCTACTGGACAACTCGGGTCAACTGGACACATCGGGTCAACTGGAACCACGGGACCGACGGGATTTTCCGGATTTCAAGGGTCCTACGGCGTCACTGGTCTAACCGGCTCAACGGGAACAACGGGAGCAACGGGCATAACAGGGTATGTGCCGCCAACCTCAGCACCTGTATTTGTAGGACCGTTCTTCGGAACCAGTATTGTCTACGAATCAACAACGCCTGGGACGTGGTCGGCGAACACAACATCAATTGCCGCAGGAACCAGAATTGCCTGGAATGGATATATGTGGGCTGGGGCCGGAACCTACATGTCCTCGTCCTATGATGGTCTTGTGTGGCAGTCAAACTCGCCCTTTCAAGGAACATGTATTGGATGGGGAGGGACGCAATGGGTTGCCGGAACAACGACAAACGATATCTTGACCTCGGCAGATGGCATCGCGTGGACGGTAACACCTGCGACGACAGCGAAAAAACTCTTGGGAGTCGCGTGGAACGGGTCGTTGTGGGTCGGTGTTGGAGAGGGCATCTATTCGTCACCAAATGGAACCACGTGGACCGCTGCGTCCCTTGACGGTGCTCCGGTTCCGTCGAGCTTTCGAGGTGCAAGCGTTGCGTGGAACGGGCGTATCTGGGCAGCGGTTTCTCAGGGTGGACTTTTATGTTGGAGCCACGATGGATCGGTGTGGACATCCATTCCAATTCCGTATATTGGGACACCGACAGGAATCGCCTGGAACGGAGTGAAGTGGGCAATTACGGGAGAGGACGGTTCATCAAGTGTCGTCACACTACCAACCGGATTGTTTGCCTTTGTTCCTGGAAGCGGTGTACCGACCAAGCTCTACGGAATCGCGTGGGATGGACTGAATTGGGTTGCGTCGGCTGGAGACACGGGAACCGACTACGATATTTATACGAGCCAAGACGGTGTAACGTGGACTCCTAGATTTACGGGGCATGTATATTCAACGTTCAGTGTAGCCGCGCGAGTTGTTCTACCTTATGTCTTTGGTCCATTTGGAGTCACGGGTCCAACGGGACCGACAGGGTTCAATGGATTTGTCGGTGCAACTGGACCCATTGGACCCAGTGGGAGAACAGGAGTGACCGGTTCCACAGGTCCGACCGGATTCGCAGGGGATCTCGGTCCTACGGGGCCGTCGGGACCTACTGGACTCACCGGATGGCAGCCCGCCGGATTCACGGGAAACACAGGCAGCACGGGAACATCCTTCAGTCTTTCTCAGCAGGAGGTTGCCCTTCCGCGCCCGGATCCCCAGGGTGCCAATGAGTTGTCATCGCTCTACACTGTAAATACAGGTATCCCAGCATCGACAGTGATTTCGCTCAATGCATTTGATGGCCGATTGGGGACGGGTGCACCCTGCTATTTCGCATCCCAGTATTTCACCTCGAACGCAGGCACGTGGCGGTTCAACTATCGGCTGTATCCGTTCGCGACGGTGGATTCGAACGTGGCTATTTCCAATATAACGATTAACATCTATAAGTAATGGACGCTGCCGACTCGTGGGTTGAGGTGGTGCGGGACATGAAAGACGCCGCAGCGGATCCGTATGAAATTGAAGTCATTTGCCGCGACATTCTTCGGTATGTGCGAACCGTTCGCATTCGAGACATTGGTCGGTTCAAACAGCGAAATGGGGTCGAATACGAAGCCTTCCTGAAATCGATTCCAGGTGCCGAAGACGTTGTGAACGACGACGATTTCTGGGACGCGACGACTGCGATGATTCGGCGGTAAAACGAATACTTTACACAGAACAGTATAAGAGGTAAAATGGGAGACAACATCACCGGAGTTCAGTTTGGCATTGCAAACCCCGACGACATTCTCAAGCGGAGTGTCGTGGAGGTTACGACCGACAAGACCTACCAGTCACAGCAGCCCGTCCCGAACGGCGTCTTTGACGTTCGCTTCGGTGTCATTGAGAATGGCAAGGTCTGCCCGACATGCAAGCACACGAATCAGTTCTGCCCAGGTCACTTCGGACACATCACGCTTGCTCGGCCGGTCTATCTCTACCAGTTCTTCGATTGGATTGAGAAGCTGTGCAACATCATCTGCCTGAACTGCTCGGGCGTGATTCTCGGCTCTAGCCAGTTGGACGACATCAAGTCGTCCGGACTTGCCCGGTTCAAGGAGGTTCGCGACATCGTGGCCAAGGTCCGAACGCAGGGCCTCGAGAAGCCGACGGTCTGCGAGTATTGCTCGACGCCGTTCTTCCGGAAGGTCGCTCGTGTGGCGGGCAAGGCGGCCACGCTGGAGGGATTCCCTATCGGAGACCCCGATGATCCGCCGCCGCCGGTTCCGATTCAGGTCGAGCTGATTCTGCGGGCCTTCCAGCGTATCTCGAACCATACGTGCGACTTGATTGGCTTCAACCACAAGTATTCGCGGCCCGAGTGGATGATCTGCACGGTCTTGGCTGTCCCGCCATTGACGGTGCGTCCTTCGGTTGTGATGGACGACAATCAGCGAATGGAGGATGACTTGACGCACAAGCTGATTGACGTTCTTCGCAACAATCAGCGTCTGCGTGACAAGCTCGACAAGGGCGAGTCGGCCGAGATGATCGACAAGTATACCGCCATGGTGCAGTATGACGTTGCCACCTACGTGGACAATGACATCAAAGGACTGGCTCCCGCTGCTCAGCGGTCTGGACGTCCCCTGAGGACGCTCAAATCTCGCTTCGGTGCCAAGACAGGGCGTGTCCGCGGAAACCTGATGGGAAAGCGTGTCGACTTCTCGGCCCGTTCGGTCATCACACCCGATGCGAACATTGACCTGGACGAGCTTGGTGTGCCGGCCGAGATTGCCGTGAACCTGACCTTCCCTGAGATTGTGAACTCCTACAATCGCGACCGTCTGACCACGTACATTCGCAACGGACCCGATACGCATCCGGGTGCCAAGTCGGTGTTCCTCAAGCAGGATGCCCGCATGGTGAACCTTCGCTTCGTCAGTCCGGATACGATTGATATTCGTGAGGGCGATGTGGTCCACCGCCATCTGATTGACGGCGACATTGTGCTGTTCAACCGTCAGCCTTCTCTCCACAAGGCATCGATGATGGCCCACCGTGTTCGCGTGCTTCCCTACTCGACATTCCGCCTGAACGTCTCGGCCACCCGTCCGTACAATGCCGACTTTGACGGAGACGAGATGAACATGCACGTGCCTCAATCCATTGCCTCCGCAACCGAGCTTCGGTATCTCGCATCTCTGCTCCGCAACATCATCAGCCCCCGCACCAACAGCCCTATTATCCAGCTGTTCCAGGACACCATGACGGGTATCTTCCGCATTACGCAGTCGGGTGTTGAGGTGCCGGAGGTGGTGGCCATGAACATGCTCGCACGCCTCAAGCGTCCGTTCACACGAAAGGGCAAGAACTGGACGGGTGCCGAGCTGATTTCCACCGCCTTTCCGATGGTGTCAATGAAGACGTCCGTGACCATTGAGAACGGCCAGCTCACGTCGGGTGTGATGTACAAGTCCGAATGCAGCAAGCTGATTCACATGGTGTACAATGATTTCAGCCCCGACCGCTGCGGACAACTTATCAATGACATTCAGTCGGTGGTCACACAGTTCAATCTGTTCACTGGCTTCTCGGTCGGCACTGCGGATCTGATTGCGAATCTGGCGACCCAGCAGTTCGTGAATGACAAGCTGCTGGAGGGACGCACAGCGGTGTCCAAGATCCTGTCGGATGTGCATGGCGGTATCTTTGCGAACATGTCTGGCTCCTCGGACGGCGAAGAGCTGGAGGACCGCATCTCTTCGGCCCTGAAGGACGTTGCCGCCAAGATCAACAGCGAGGTCATCAAGAGTCTGCCGAAGGACAATGCCATCGTCCAGATGGTTGATTCCGGATCCAAGGGAGGCCCGCAGAACATTACGCAGATGGTGGCTCTGCTTGGACAGCAGCTGATTGAGGGCAAGCGTGTCCAGCCCACTCTCCAAGACCGTACACTTCCCCACTTTGCTCGCTACGATGACGGCGTGGAGTCGCGTGGGTTTGTTCAGAGTTCGTTCATGAACGGCCTGCTGCCGGCGGAGTTCTTCTTCCACGCCCAGGCTGGACGTGAGGGTCTGATTGATACAGCCGTCAAGACCTCAGACACGGGCTATATTCAGCGTCGTCTGATGAAGACGATGGAGGACCAGCACGTGGAGTATGACGGCACAGTGCGTAACGTCACGGGGTCGATTGTGCAGTTCGCCTATGGTGAGGACGGAATTGACTCGATTGCCGTGGAGTCACAGGTCTGCGAGCTGGGAAGCATGACGATGGAAGATGTGTATCGCAACTACGCCATGAGTCCTGCGGATGTGAACACCTTTATGAAGACAGAGGTGACGCAGGCCCCGGACATGGTCGACGAAATCCTGGCTGACCGCGACATGCTGGTGCGGAGCGTGTTCCGCTTCCGCAAGAACGACCAGGTTCTGGCTCCGGTGAATTTGAAGCGTCTGGTGGCGTCGTATGCGAACGGATATGCGACCAAGACAGACCTGACGCCGGAGCATGTGGTGGCGGGCATCGGTGCGTTCGTGACGGAGTTCCCGACCAACAAGCTGTTCCACGCACTGCTTCGCTATTACCTGGCTCCCAAGAAGTCGATTCTGGTTCACCGTCTTACGGAGATGCTGTTTGACGAGCTGATGGCAGACATTCGCTTCCGGTATTTGAAGGCGATGGTCCACGCGGGTGAGATGGTGGGTGCACTGTCAGCCCAGTCAATCGGTGAGCCGACGACGCAGCTTACCCTGAACACCTTCCACTCGGCAGGCACGGCAAAGGCCAATGCAACGTCTGGTGTGCCGCGTATCGAGGAGCTGCTGTCCGCATCTCCCAACCCGAAGCGGCCGGGCAACACGGCGTACTTTGCCGGCGACGTGTCTGGCAATGACGCGATTGCCATGATGAAGCGTGTTCAGCGGACGACTCTGCGTCACGTCACCAAGTCGGTCCGCGTGTACTACGACCCGTATCCGATCACCGCCGGCACGGTTGTGGAGGAGGACCGCGATACCTTGGAGCTGTATCGTCAGTTCAGTTTGGAGCACGAGACGGACTGCGGGTCGCCGTGGATTATGCGGATTGAGCTGAATGACGTCGAGATGTATGCTCGCAATGTTCGTGACCTGACGGAAATTGAGGCCAAGCTGTCCAACAACAAGCAGCTGAAGATTATCAAGTGCCTGACATCGGACACCTCCGCGAAGAAGCTGATTCTGCGTCTCGTGTTTGATGCATCAGTCGTGAAGACGCCCACCAACATCCGGTTTCTCGAAGACAAGATTCTCGACACGGTCTTGACCGGTGTCGATGGCGTGGGCCGCGTTCACCTCCGCAAGATCAAGAGTGAGCAGGCCTACGACGATGTGGTCGGCGGATATGTGACCAAGGACCAGTATGTGCTGGATACCGAGGGCGTCAACCTTCACGACCTGCTGGTGTTTCCGGGTCTGGACGGAACTCGCACCTTCTCGAACGACATTCACGAGGTCAATGATGTCTTCGGCATCGAGGCGGGCCGCACCTGCCTGCTTGATGAGTTCAACGAGGTGTTCAGCACAGAGAAGGTGAATTACCACCACCTGAGCGTGCTGGTCGACACCATGACATATTCTGGCCGCATTGTGCCGGTGAACCGCTTCGGAATGAAGAAGAACGAGACGGGTGTGCTGGCCAAGAGTTCCTTCGAGGAGACGTCCAAGACCATGTTCGATGCGGCGGTTGTGGCGGAGTATGATACCATGCGAGGTGTCTCTGCGAACATCATGTTCGGACAGAAGCCTCCATGCGGAACGGGATTCGTGGATATTCTGGTGGACGAGACGCGTCTGCCCGAGGGTGCAGATGAGATTGTCGAGTCGGATACGCTGGAACAGGCGAACAAGGCAGTGGCCGCCGTGCCAGATTCCGAGTGTCGCATTGAGGACATTACGATGGCGTGGTAGTGCCGGGGTCTCGATTCTATCGAGAGTCCGTAAGTAACTTAACAAAGCTGAGAGCCATAAACACAAAGATCATATACAGCACCACATACATGACAAAACACAGACGCTCAAACGGTTTCACTCGCTGCACTTCCAGGTCGTCGAGTGAAGCCATTATCCTTTTCGCGTGGCGGACGTGAAAGCCGGCTTGAAAGTTGTGTGGGGAAAGGGTAATGGCAGCGGCACGACGACCCGCACAGTGCGATGAGCCACTGATCGCACTCCACCTCAGACAAGATGTAATTCACGATGGAACAGGCCTTGTCTATGACGACCCTAGGGTCCGGCGGTTTTTCAGACCATCCGATCCCTATCAGGTTCAAAGAAGTCAAGGGGAGAAACCGACTGTTGACTTATTCCATGCAATGGCGGCGACAGGGGATCCTGTTATAACCAACTATACCGTTCGTTCGCAAGGGAGGATTGACTTCATCATCCGAGCGAAGACAGACTCATTTCTATCGGATAGGATGAGTCCTTTCCATCCGTTCGGAAGCATACCGAATGAAAATATTGGCATAGTGCATGACGCAGGGAGTCATTTATTCAAGGCTATGCATGGGTCATGGAACCTCTTTGTACCGGGAAGTTGTATAGACCCAGCCAAAAAGCCAATCGCTAAATCAGATAATCCGGTTTGGGTAATACCTCCGGCTGGTTCTACTATTGTAGTGCCTTCATGCGTATTTGGGTTTGAACCCACTGTAGTGGGTAACTTCGTCATGAAGGAGTTCAAAGGATTATCGGTTGTATTTGGATTTCAGTACAATGGTGGAGGGGGGATGTTATGGTATGATGCCGCGTCGGGTAACATGGCGGGAGGTTCATTCGACTCGATCAGGACTCCGAAGGTTGTCAACAAGGAGTCCGGTTTTTTGCGGAGTAACGACCAGATCAATGATGCGTTCAAAAAAGGCCTCACATGTGCACCACATCGGGTCATTGGCAAGGCATATGGCGACGCGACGCAAGCCATTGGTTGCGTAGACGGTAGAAGTACTCGCCTTAAATGGGGAGAGGGGCTACAACAAGGCGGTGTCAGAACTCGGAAACGCAAGTTAAAGGGGACACGTCGGCGTCAGCGTGGAGGTGCGGTTCCGAACCCAGCGTATCCAACGGCTACCGCCGATTACGGACATGTTACAGGGGGGCGGCGGCCTCCCCGTGGTCAGATCACCCATGTCATTCTTAACACGAACGACCAGCTTGAAGGCATACGTGCGGAAGAGGAGGGTGCATCGTACGTATACGGTGACCCCGGGGTTCGCGGCGACCCGATTCAAACCCTTTTCTTCATGCCAGGCGAGCTTGGCGTCGCCGATATCGGCGAATTGGTCACGACTGCACGGGAAAGGGCTGTAAAGCTTTTAGATGAAATGGTAGACTCATATGGGGCAGTTATAATGAATATGGAGGCAGCGTTGGACACGTTAGCCGACGGCTCGCGTAGATTCAAACAGGAGTATTCCGTCATCGAAGGGAAATCGTTCGTAAATACGCCGACTCAGTTCGCACTTGCAACGACCTTCATGCTGGACGCAATCAAGTCTGTTCGTGCAGTGGAAGCCGTTATGAGTGCATATATCCAGTCTGAGTGGAGAAAGATTCTGCTCACTGACATCATCGGCAAGACAGATGCAGAAAAGCTTCAGATTTGGACGGACAAGTACACCACGTGGAACGCACGTGCTGGATTATACGCTCCATCGACCACCAAAATCATCACAAAGGGTGGAAACATAGTCAGGGTCCATCCTATTTTGACACTTCCAAAAGGCGTGTCGATACCAACGGGTGGTCGGGCCGGTAAGACAGGTACGAAGGATCAGTTGAGTGGATCCTTTGCAATCTACTATTCAGATGTGATGCAGACCATTGGTGGAACCAGAGGCCTCCCGGCAGATCGAGATCTTGAGATTTCTAGGGTTAAGATGCGTACGCCCAATTGGTTTCCGGCTCCTGCGGCTCCTGCGGCTCCTGCGGCGGCACCTGCGGCAGCGGCTCCTGCGGCAGCGGCACCTGCGGCTCCTGCGGTACCTGCGGCTCCTGCGGCTCCTGCGGCACCTGCGGCTCCTGCGGCACCTGCGGCTCCTGCGGCTCCTGCGGCTCCTGCGGCTGCACCTGCGGCAGCGGCTCCTGCGGCGGAGGAGGAGGAGGACGTGTTTGGAGGCGGTCAGCGGGGCGGCGTTATTTACACACCTGCAGAACAGGCTGAGATAGACGGCATACACAGTGAAGCGGTAGCTGGAGCGGATGCATTGTTGAGATATATAACTGGGATACCGCCAGTTGACGCATGTGCGGCATTACTTAACGCCTTTTCATGCTACTTGAATAAATACAATTCGCTGTGTTTCAGTGTTGATCGGCGCGACCGGTACGACCTGTCGCCGAATGACGATGAGATAGCCTTTGCCACTAGTTGTATTCGCAACGAGCCCGTCGGCCACTACGACGATTTATCGCTTCCCGCGTACTTCGCCGCGAAGGAGGCTGAATGGATGTCGAACGTACCACCGGGTTTCGCACGAGCGGCAGGAGACTTGCCATACATAACAAACCGTGCTGAATCATCTGGACCTCTTTTTTCATTCGCACAGTTTCTTGGCGTATCCATAGGAACAGCTGCATTCATATTCGTACAGATCGATAACCGCAAGTGTATAGACGATACTGTGTACAACGAGATTCTTTATGATTTATGGTTTTGCATGTTTGACTTGGTCCCACCTGCCGACCCGATCGCGGGTATAGACGTGGGGGTGGTAGACCCTGCATGGAAGGCAGACTGGGAGGCCCGTGGACGTGCTTTAGAAGTAGCCGAACGTGGGGAGGTGATGGCTCCGGATCCAGCTGCCGGAGCCCCGCCACAGCCGCCACCGCCTGCCGCAGCCCCGCCACCGCCTGCCGCAGCCCCGCCACCGCCGTTCCCGATTGGTCGGGCTCCACCGCTACTGCCGTCTCCTCTGGCTGCAGAGGCTAAGCGTTTAGCGGTTATACCCAACGATCTTCAAGAACAAACTGGTTATCAAACAGACGCAACCCTTCCTCCTCGCCGGCTGGGACCAAAAAAGGCCGATATTGCCAAATTCAGAGAAAAGGGAATAGAGGCTAGATTAGCCACTGTGTTTAAAGTAAGGAATGATGCCCGGGAGAAGGCATTAACAAGAAGACGGGGTTTACCCACCGATAGAAGGGGGGGCGGGACCAGTCACACATACCGTCGCCGCCGTCGCAAGCTTCCCAAACTCCTCTAATCATAACACAATGGCTAACCTGACTCACCCGGAGTTGGCGGAGATTCGAAATGAGAATCTGCCAATGGCGTCGTTGCAGGCTCTGCAGGAGCTGCGGACGAAGCTATGCAACACCTCGGGAGCAGAGTACACTCTTCAAAGTCACCAGAAGTTCCTGCGACGTGTTCTGTCTCCCGACAACCCGACACGCAATCTTCTGATGGTTCACGGCACAGGTGTGGGCAAGACCTGCACGGCAATTCAAATTGCGGAGGAATACATTCTACGCCCCGAGTTTCAGGAGAAGAAAGTGCTGGTGGTCGCTGGACCGGCCGTCCAGTCCAACTTCAAGACGGAGATCTTCGACATCAACCGCGTATCCCTTGACAAGACACAGTCCATTCTGTCCTCCAAGCAGTGCACGGGCCGCCGGTATCTCGATATGCTTACTCGCATCGAGGCCGACCCCAAACAGTGGAATGTGCCGGACACTCGCATTCGGCTAGGGACATTGGCTGACCGTATCATTAGCGAGTTCTACGAGTTCATTGGATACAGCACGTTCGGAGCCATGATCAACAAGAAGCTGCTCGAGCTGAAACCGGCCGACGCGGAGAAGTGGATCCACGAGACATTTGACAATCGCCTGGTCATTATCGATGAGGCCCACAATCTGCGTGAAGGCAGCTCGGAGATGAAGACAGTGTCCACCGGATTAGAAAGCCTGGTCAAGCTGGCGAAGGGAATGGTCCTTGTTCTGCTCACGGCTACACCAATGTATGACAATCACGAGGAAATCGTCTTTTACATGAACCTCTTTCTGTGGAACGACGGCAAGCAGCCTGCGGGAAAGAAACTGATTGCCTCTGACTATTTCGGAGCCGATGGCACCATCAAGCCGGCGAAGGAGCAGGAGTTCCGTGATTGGGCACAGACCTACGTGTCCTATGTCAAGGGTGAGAACCCCTTCACATTCCCGTTCCGTCTGCCTGCACCCGAGACGGACGGTCTGCCGGAGCCGCTCGTTGGGTTCACCGGATTGGATCTGGGTCCGGCCACCCGGATGAAGTACTTGAACGTCTTCGCGTCCACAGTAACCGGCGAACAGAAGAAGGTGATTGACGGAACCCACGGAAAGGAAGGAGACGACGAAGAATCGCGAAAGGCATTGATGATTCCGACTCTCAGTGTCCTGCCCGGAAACAAGGAGTTCGGCGACGTCTTCCGCCAAACCGGCACACAGTGGGAGTACACGGGTCAGCCGTGCCTGACACCAGAAACTCTCTCCGGAGTCTCGGCAAAGTTTGCCAGCGTGATCAAGACGATTGAATCCTCGAAGGGCGTGGTGCTGGTGTACTCGAATTACGTGACTCGCGGGTCTCGTCTTTTTGCCATGGCGTTGGAAGAGCATGGATATACTCCGGCGAGCGGGCCCACGCTTTTAGCCAATCCCACATTCAAGGGCAAGTCAAAGGGCGAGTACATGTTGCTCAGCAGCGAAGTGTCGACACCCCAGACCAATGCACTGCTTCAACTCGCACGGTCAGACAAGAACGTCAATGGTGCCCGGGTTCGTGTGATTGTGACAACACCTCGCATCTCAGAAGGCGTAAACTTTCGATATGTTCGTCAGGTTCACGTGCTGGACCCGTGGTGGAACATGAGTCGTATCGAGCAGGTCATTGGACGTGCACTGCGAACGTGCAGCCACCAGGCTCTCCCATTCGAAGAGCAGAATTGTTCTGTGTATCTCCACGTCTTGCGGTCGGAATCGGAGCAGGAGTCGTTTGACGAGTACACGTATCGCACAAAGGTGGAGGAAAAGGGTATTCGCATCGCCCGTGTTCGCCGACTGCTTGAAGAATCTGCGATGGACTGCCCGATTCAGGTGAGCCTCAATACACTTCCAGCCGATTGGAAGAACTTGGAAGTTCCTCAGCGGCGGTCCGAAGGTGCCCAGGAGTCAAAGCTGCTTCTCAAGGACATGCTGGCACCTATCTTCACCGAGTCCGAGCCCGCACAATGCCGAGTCAAGCCATCCGAACCCGAAGAAGGATATGTCCGCCCGCTGTCCACGTATTTCGATGTTCGCGATGAAGTGTTCGGGAAGCTTGGCAAGCTGTTTATTGACAAGCCAATTTGGGATCGTGAGGAACTGTTCGCAGCTCTCAAAATGTATCAACGCGATGTGGTGGTGTTCCTTCTGCAGAATGCCATTCGCACGGGATTCAAGTTTAAGGATGCATTCGACCGCACGAGCCTGTTGCAGTCACGCGGAAACACCTATACTCTCGGTCCGGTTGGCGTGGAGAATGGCACAATCGTCGAACGGACAACCAAACCTCCCACCCGTGGCAGCGTGGCCCTCGAAGTGGTTGAGCCTGAAAAGAAGGAGACCGCTGACTTGCCAAACCTCACCGCCATGGTGGATGGGTTGACCTTGGCAGAGGCGTCTCTCCAGCCGGTTGCTGTTCCACCCGAGGTAAAGGGCAAGGACCGCACCAAGGCCCTGGCAACGGCGGCCCGCACCAACGAACAGCTTCAACTTGTCCAAGCCTTTACCGAGAAGGTCAAGGCCGACTTTGCGTCGGTTCTGCCTGGATATATGTTTGATCGCCTGTCGCGTGAGCAGAAGATTGCGTACTTGCGGTCTCCCGAATCCAAAACGTTGCAGTTCGCTGACCGGCTGCGGGTTCCGGGCACCGAGATTCTGGTTCTCGGAAACGATGACTACGACCCGCCTGACCCCATCGGTGATGATCGCACAGCGGTGCAAGACTGGGTGAAGGCTCTGAATGAGAGGTATGTAGCTGATAACGACAAGATGGTTGGCACCATGAAGGACGGGAAGTTTTCCATTGGTCGGTTCGAAGTAAAGGACGGTGTGTTTACTCGTATTCACGGTGCGAAACGCGATGTGCCCATCGTATGCGGAACGGGTGCGGTGGGGTCGGCAGAGGTTACCAAGCTGGCCGAGTACACGGACATTCGCAAGATTGGTATTCCGGATATGCCCAAGAAGATGACCTGGACTCGATGCGACATTATGGAGTTGTTGGCTCGGGAACAGAACAACATTGTGTGGTATACGCCCGAAGAGATGGACGTGTTAACAAAACGTAAAACGAAAACTGGTGTGTAAAAACAACGGCTCTCATGGATCCCGTCTTTGAGCGACGCGAATTGTCTCGGTCGGTTCACATTCACGCCCCGAACCTTCAACGGTCAATTCACGTGAGTCTCATTGCCCAGCTCAGGGCAAAGTATGAGGGCATCTGCACTCCGGAGGGGTTTATCCAGCGTCGAAGCATCACAATCGTGGAGCATTCGCTGGGCCGTATTAACCTCATTAAGGGCGGTGTTGATTACTTTGTTCGCTTTCAAGCCGATGTGTGCATGCCCCACCCCGGTCAGACGTTCAGGGCCAGCGTGACACTTCGCAGCAAGATTGGTCTTCATGCGGAACTGACGCCCATGAAGGTGCTGCTGCCTCGCGACCTCCACATTGGCAATGCCGAGTTTGAGGACATCAAGGAGGCCCAGGAAGTTGAGTTCAAGGTGGTTGGGTCACGGTTTCAGCAGGGCGACGACTCAATCGTGGTCTTGGGAACGCTGGTGTCTGTCGTCAACCCCGCGGCGGAGAAGGCAATGGCTGCGGTGACGGAGGAGGTTGAGCCAATGATCGCCGCGTCGGCTCCCGGCGACCAGTCGGAGAGGCGTGTGGTGAGTGTGGCACCCGAGGTGGCCAAGGCCGCAGAGCCGCCTTCGCGTCGTAAGCTCCAGAAGAAAGCTCCGGCTGCCTCAACAAATGAGCCGCCTCCGGAAGGAAAAGCTCCGTGAACACCTGGACGCTCTTGATGTCCACGAACACGCACAGATTTTCGAAGTGATTAAGCGATACACGTCAGAGTACACCCGAACCAATTCGGGTGTGCTGGTGTCGTCGGAGTGTCTGCCCATTGCGTGCATCACGGAAATGGAGACACTTGTCGCTTTTTACACGGATCAACGCAAGCGAATGGACGCGGATGAACGGGCACGGAAAAGTTTACAGAAGGAGTAAATGGAAGTCGCCTTGGACACACCGGCAATTCCAGTGACCAAAGAGCAAATCGAAACCTTTTTGGCTCCGCGTGAACCCCGAGAGGACATTCCAATCGACAAGACACTCACACTTGAACAGATTACCAACCATGAGCCGCTTCCCGAACCCGTGTTTGAGGAGAACGAGTTCGTTCCGTGGGCCTACGACGCCGGGGCATCGCTTGACAAACTGGAGACCCACTCAGTCGAGTTCGCTGAGCTGGTTCAGGAGATGTTTGCAGCTGGCGAGGATGTTCGTCTGACGAAGGAAGGTATTGAGCAAAAGATTGCCGAGTATAAAACGGATAAAGATAGTCCGATCAGTTAACAATGGCAATGGAGTCTCTTCTCTCGTCTCGTGCACGGGGGGACCTTGAACACCTTGCAACCCACGTCAAGAACGCCAATGCTGAACTCGAATGCAAGGTTCTTTCCGGCCAAATTCAGACCAAGGACGTCGCTGACCGCATCATGAAAACCATCGAAGCTCTCGCATCCGGACCCGCAGTCGAAGCGGTTCACGCCACCTTCTCGTATCCGGACAGCCTTCGCGTTGTCGTGAAGGGGGCCGAGAATATCCACAAGGTCTGCACAACAAACAGCTTCAAGGGCACACAACTCAAAGTGGAGCGTAAGTCCCGCTACTTCGGAAACGATGGGCAGGACATGATCGATATCCCCGAGGCCGGACTGCGGTTCACGCTTCGCAAGGAAGAGGAGGTGCGGCGGGACTTCTCCGGCACTCCGATGGACGCCAAGTCCCACATTCGCGTCATCAACCGCAAGAGCTGGAAGACGCAGGACGGACTTCTGCAGATTGACTTCTCAATGGTAAAGTCCAAGACTCGCTCCTCTCGCTCCTTCTCGGATGTCCTTCGTCAGAACCCGTCCTATGAGCTGGAAGTGGAGGTGATTGGTCGTCAGGCACCGCCGAAGGATATCGTGTCTTCGCTGATGGTTCACATCGAACGTCTCCTGGCGGCATTTCAGGGCACGTCCTTCCTGTTGCCGTCCTCCGACATTGAGCGGTACAAGGCAGAACTCGCCACGTCTCGCCAGAAGTTCGTCAATCCGGTCACGATGAAGCGGCGTCACCTGCGGGCTGACCGGCCAAACAACATCCTCTCGGGATACACGGTGACAAACAAGGCAGACGGCGAGCGGTGCTTCCTCGTGGTTATGCGTGACAAGCGAGTGCTGATGGTGCGTCCGAGCGGCGTCGTGACCTGGACGGGCATCACGGCAACGAACCCGATTCACGTGAATGACATTGTCGACGGCGAGTACATCGAAGACCGAAACCTCTTCTGTATCTTCGATGTGTATTCCTTCCGCGGAGTGGATCAGAGTCGCCTTCCTCTCTTCACAACGGATGAGGATATCCGTGCGAACCCGCTGAAGTCTCGGCTGGGGTGTGCCCACGAGTTCGTGTCCGACCTGCGACGCGACTTTGTGATGACGCCGGGGCGACCTCTTCGAGTGGAGACCAAGCTCTTCCTGGCTGGCGACGGACCGGCCATGGAGGAGGCCATCAACACGATTCTCGCCACCAAGTTTGAGTATGAGACGGATGGCCTCATCTTCACACCGAGGGCGTCGCCGGTGGCACCCATGTCGGACCGAAAGGGCAATACGTGGACAACAGTGTACAAGTGGAAGCCAGCCGACCAGAACAGCATTGACTTCCTCGTCAAGTTCAAGGCAGGCGACTCGTTTGACACGGTCTTGAAGAAGCCCGTGTTCCGCGGTCAGTTGTATATCGGACGCACGCGAGGGTTTGATATCGTCTATCCGCTCGAGACCATGACCGGCGAGTACACTCCGCCGCAGATGGCACCTGACCTGCGGGTCATTGCTGAAACGCGAGACCGTGTGCCCGGGGTGTTTCAGCCGTCGGTGCCTCGGAACCCGGATGCCTACCTGATTTCGATTCCGCTCGATGCAAAGGGCGTGCCGGTGGATATCAAGGGACACCGCGTAGAGGACAACACCATCATCGAGTGTGTGCGTGACCTGGCAACAAACAGCTGGACAATTCTGCGAACTCGGTATGACAAGACCTATCAGTATCGGGTTCTGCACCAATCGCAGTTCGGGAACGACGTCTCGACTGCGAATTCAATCTGGACAAACATTCACGTGCCGGTGACGGAGGAGATGCTGACGTCCTGTGTGTCCAATCCTCCGGATGATACGTTCGAGGACGACTTGTATTACCGCGATGACCTCGGGTCTCGTGACCGCGTGTTGAAGGACACGTATGCATTCCACAATCGCATCAAGGCCGACCTGTTCAAGCAGCTGGTCAAGCCCGGATACACGCTGCTTGAGCTGGCGATGGGTCGTGGTGGCGACCTGCTGAAGTGGAAGGAGGCCAAGCCTAGCCGGGTGGTCGGCATGGACATTGCGTCGGGAAATCTGGAGTCACCCGTGCAGGGTGCGTGCGTCCGGTATCTTCGCGAGCGAGACCGCACTCCTCTTCCGCCTGCACTGTTTATCGTGGGAGACATGACGCAGCCGCTGTATGAGCAGGACAATCGGTATATCCGCATTCTTGCCGGTCTGGAGCCAGCTCCTACTCCGTATCTCCAGCAGTTTGCGGGTCTGAAGATGTTCGACGCGGTGTCGTGCCAGATGGCGATGCATTATGCGTGCACGTCCGAGGAGACCTTCAAGGTCTTTATGAAGAATCTGGTTGACCACGGCAAGGGCGTGTTCTTTGGAACGTGCATGGACGGAGCGGCTGTCTATGCGAGTCTGCTCGGCAAGGAAGGCACTCTGTTCCGTGCGGACGGCCAGATCTTCGGAGAGATCAAGAAGGGGTATTCGGATGGAGATGCGTGGCATGAGGAGTTTGGTCAGATGATTTCCGTGAAGCTCGAGAGTTTCGAGAAGGCCATGGACGAGGCACTTGTCCCGTTTGGAAAGGTCACGGACATGTTCGCAGAGGCTGGGTTTGAGCTTGTCGATACGAAGATGTTTGCGGACCACTATGCTCAGCAGACAGCGATTACGCTTACACAGGAGCATCAGGCCTTCTCCTTCCTCCACCGGTCCTTCGTGTTCAAGCGTGGACAGCCAAAGGCCGCACCGGAGACAGAACAGGTGGTGGACGTTCCGGTGTTGGAGCCGAAGCCCGAGGAGCCGAAGCCCGAGGAGCCGAAGCCCGAGGAGCCGAAGCCCGAGGAGCCGAAGCCGAAGGTTGTGCTGAAGAAACGAATCAAGGCAGCACCTGCGGAACCCGCGGCACCGGCGGTGGATCCGGTTCTCTTCTACGGAGCCGACGAGAGCAAGGGAGACTATCGCTTCATGAGCAACATGTTCGTCGCACCGTTTGAGATTGACGGCATGGCATTCCCCACGGTGGAGCATTACTTCCAGTGGTCAAAGGCGATGATGTTCGAGGGAAAGGACTCCGAGCACGCCGCGAAAATGATGAAGCCGCCTCGCAACAAGGAGTTCACAGAGGCCAAGTCGGTCAAGGCGTTGGGTCGCAAGGTCAAGGACTTCAGCCCTGCACGGTGGGACGATGTCAAGATTCCAATCATGGAGAAGGCACTGCGGGCCAAGTTCGTCAATCCCAAGCATGGTCTGCTGGAGAAGCTGTTGGCCACCGGAGACCGACCCATCGGTGAGGCGAATCCCCGCGACAAGTATTGGGGTATCGGCACGTCAGTCGACACTGCCGATGCGAAGAACCCGGCAAAGTGGAAGGGTCAGAACCAGCTCGGTAAGCTGCTGATGAAGCTCCGTGAGGAGTTTACACAGGCGAAGAAGGGAGAAGATAGGGCGGCGGCCTCTCCCGTGTAGTCTAGTGGTTAGGATAGGGCTCTTTCACAGCCTTGACCCGGGTTCAATTCCCGGCACGGGAACCACGCTGATAGTTCAGTGGTAGAATGAGGGTCTTCCACACCCTTGACGCGGGTCCGATTCCCGCTCAGCGTATTTTTGCCGCATTGGCTCAGTGGTAGAGCATCGGTCTTATGTCGGCAAGCCCATCGCATTAGCTCAGATGGTAGAGCATCGGCCTTTTAGAGGCGAGTGAGCCGATAGTCGCGGGTTCAATCCCCGCATGCGGTATTTCAAAAAACGGATTCACCCTCATAATGCAACATGCCAGTCAAAATGAAGCCCTTTCTCATCGTCTATCTCAACATGTACGAGCAGGACCAGACGAAGTGGAAGGTCCACGCAGACTACGAGCTCTTCGACCAGGCCCTCGACGTTATGATGAGATACTACCAGTTCAAGGGCATGCAGGCCGATTACGGATGGTGGATCTGTAAGCTTGGAGAGGACGGGAAAATGACAAAACTAAATCACGATGGCACACCCATCTAACGAGTATGTCCGAGTGGTTAAGGAGACAGGCTTAAGATCTGTTGGTTCACGCCTCGTGGGTTCGAATCCCACTGCTCGTATTTGCTTCTATCGTCCAGTGGTCAGGACGCGAGTCTTTGACACTCGCAACCTCGGTTCGATCCCGAGTAGAAGCTCACCCCCGCCGTCATAGCTCAGTGGTAGAGCACCCGCTTTGTAGTCGCGAAGCAGCGGTAGGTCGAAGGTTCAATCCCTTCTTGCGGCACACTCCATTTCATTACGTTCGTTCCAACCCAATTTCATGCACTCAAAACGAATTCTGTTGCAGGCCGGTAAACACCGTCTTACAACAAAATGCACACTCGTTCCTCTTCCACTGTTTCCAAGCGTGCCGTCCCTGCTCCCCGCGTCGTGTACTCCAAGGACAATCACCGCTGGACGGTGTCCGAGGAGCGTGAGATGATCCGTCTCCGTCGCTACGAGAACAAGAGCTTTACGGAGATTGGTGCCGAGCTGCACCGTGCCCCGGAGGCGATTAACTTCCGCTTCCTCAAGCTGGTTGCCGACCATATCGAGGGTGGACACGACGAGAAGGAGGTTCTCCGCTGGTTTAACCTCATCACTGAGTAATGATTAACTTCATAGCCACTGCCCTCATGGCACTGGTGATGATGAACTTGGTTTATCAATCACACCTCCATGCACCTCTGGCTCCCGAGGTCCATGTATTCCCGCCACCGTTGTCCGTAGGGAAACAACGCTCTTTTTCATCTGGACGTGACGCCTCCATGTTCACGCAGCAAGTGCGGAGACAGGCCGTGGTGAATGGATTCTACGGCAGTCCTAACCTGGTGTTGCGGGAGAGCAACCATACGGCTGGGTTCACGAACGGGGTGCTCGAAATCTACTCAATCACGGGTATCTGCAATCGTATCTTCAGGTCGGTTATCTCGAACGTCTACGATGGTGGTACATCGGCCGATGAGTTTGCTGACCTGGATGCGGGCACCGGAGCTACAGAGAATCCCGGGACTGTGCTGGATGCAGGCAATTCGGGCACTATTGTGCGGGATACCGAAATAACTGTTGTCTGCTAATAATGTCTGCACCCGCAAACCCCGTCAAGTTTTTGCTGCGAAAGGACTCGCTCGCTGTTTGGACTGCATCCACCGTGATTTTGTCGTTAGGCGAACCAAGTGTAGTTACGGACACTGGCCAGATGAAAATTGGAGATGGTGTGAATATCTGGGTCAATCTGCCTTATGTGGGAGCGTCTACGTCCATTATCTTTGATGGTGGTGGTCCGACTCAGGTCTATTCTCAAGGCCCCGTTTTGGATTGTGGTAGCATTTTCTGATAAAGACACAAGCGTGGATGCCGTTTATTCAACTCCAATTTCGCAGGGGATTGGCGTCCCAATGGACGGCCGCCAATACTCTGCTGGCCCAGGGTGAGATGGGCATTGAGACCGACACTGAGCTGTTCAAGATCGGCGATGGCACGACACAATGGAACTCACTTCCATACGGCGGACTGCGTGGTCAGACCGGCTGGACAGGCCCCATCGGCTCGACGGGGTCCACAGGCCCAGTGGGTGCGACAGGACCGACAGGACCCCCCGGCACTGGGTTTACAGGTCCCACTGGACCAACAGGTTTCACTGGGCCGACCGGATCGACAGGTCCCACAGGTCCGACAGGCTCGACGGGTTCCACGGGCAGCACTGGATTCACGGGTGTAACCGGACCCCCAGGCACCGGCTTCACGGGGCCAACGGGTGCGACGGGATTTACCGGATTCACGGGGTCTACGGGACCAACTGGGTTCACGGGGTTCACAGGTGCGACGGGCCCAACAGGGTCAACGGGTGTGACGGGTAGCACCGGATTCACGGGATTCACTGGATTCACTGGCTCGACTGGACCGACTGGGTTCACGGGTCCGACAGGCAGCACTGGATTCACAGGTGTGACAGGGTCAACCGGACCAACGGGGTTCACGGGGTCAACGGGACCAACGGGATTCACCGGATTCACGGGGTTCACGGGGTTCACCGGACCAACTGGCTTCACGGGGTTCACTGGCTCGACTGGACCGACTGGATTCACGGGTGCGACGGGGTCCACGGGACCAACAGGATTCACCGGGGCAACGGGATTCACAGGTGTGACAGGCAGCACTGGATTCACGGGTCCGACTGGCTTCACTGGATTCACAGGTCAGACAGGTAGCACTGGGCCAACTGGATTCACGGGGTCGACGGGTTCGACGGGGTTCACTGGATTCACGGGTAGCACCGGGTTTACTGGGTTCACAGGTGTGACGGGTAGCACTGGGTTCACGGGGCCGACGGGTGTGACTGGCTCGACGGGATTCACAGGACCGACTGGGTTCACAGGGTTCACTGGCTTCACAGGACCGATGGGGCAGACGGGGTCCACAGGATTCACAGGTCCGACGGGGTCTTCCTCGACGGGACCCACGGGAACCATGGGACCTACTGGGCCTGGCGGTGGCGGCGGCGGTTCAGTCTCTATCACGGGGTCCACTGGGTTTGGAAGTGTCTTGACAGTCGCCACAGGCGGAACGGGCATCTACGGCAATTCCAACTTGACCTTCAACGAAACCACACTCACCGTCAATGCCAACCAAAACATGTGCAACAAGACCATCTCCAACGTCAACAGTGTGAACATGTCGTATTTAGCTCCCTTTGCACCGACATCCGTTGGCAACTGCGTGTTGTGGCTGGACGGAGCGGACACCTCCACCATGGACTTAACGGGCTCTAACTTGACGACGTGGAGGGACAAGTCAAGCAACAACTACACCGCCTCCAACTTTGGAACGCCCGTGTACGCTGCGAACATCAAGAACAGTTTGGGCGTGATCCAGTTCGGAACCTCCGGCTTCGGTGTGTCCATTCCGTCCTTCGTGATTTCCCCACAGATGAGCGTGTTTATGGTCCAGTATCCCCTCGGCTCCGTATCCGGCCCGACCATTGAGCAGTCAAGCAACTCGGACCTGTACCCCGGTTTCTCAGTGGAGTCTGGAATCTCCAACTTTCTGATCCGCACCTCCATTCCTCCTCCGTCGGGGTCAACGCTGACCCAGTCTGGAACCGGCATCGTCGGGGCCTGGACTGCGTATACCGGTGCGTCGTCGTACACCTATACGCTGTATTCCAACTCCATCTACTCCTATGTCGGCGGAACGTTGGTCACAACTGCATCGCCCACATCCAACACCTTCACCTACGCATCCCCGGTGTCGGGAACGTACTACTATTACACCCTGAACGTGACTACGGCGTTTGGCACATCGACCCTGGCAACGAGTCCGATTAGGCAGTATGTGACTGGCGCACCAGTCGCAAGTGGTGGAGCCCTGACGACGCCTACAGGCTTTCAAGTCTATACGTTCTCAAATGTTGGGAGCAATTCGTTTACTCTGACAAGTCCGAGCAGTACTTCTGCACAGGTATTGATTGTAGGAGGCGGTGGTTCAGGAGGTATTGATTATGCCGGCGGTGGAGGTGCTGGTGGTGCTGTATATCTGTCTAGTACTTCAATTTCGGCAGCGGCATATACAATCACAGTGGGTGGTGGAGGAACAAATGGTGGAAATGGTAGTAATTCATCTGTGACAATAAGTGGAACAACATATACAGGAATCGGCGGCGGTGCAGGAGGAACCTATTTTGGAGCAGGGCTGGCAGGTGGTTGTGGTGGCGGCGGAGGCGGCTTCATCAATGCTAATACAACAATCGCAGGTGGTGCTGGTTCCCAGGGATACGGTGGTGGAACAAGTACAAGTACCACCGGTGCTATGGGAAGTGGCGGCGGTGGTATGGGATCAGCAGGATCTAATTCAACCGGCGCAACTTTAGGAGCAGCAGGTGGTTCGGGAGCCACATATACTATTGGAGGAACGGCTCTCACAGTGAGTGGAGGCGGTGGTGGTGCACATAATGGACCCGGGGGGTCAGGTGGAGGCGGTGGGTCGGGCGGCGGCCACCAACAACAGGGCACTGCCGGTACACCAAACACAGGTGGCGGTGGTGGCGGTGGTGGTCAAGTTAATGGTGGGTCAGGTGCAGGTGGGTCGGGTATTGTAATTATAGCCCTGCCAACCCCGCCCCCATCACCCACCTCCCCCACCCTCGCCATCAGTGCGGGCACAGCAAGCATGGCCTGGACAGCGGCGTCAGGTGCCGTATCCTACACATGGACACTCTACCAGCAGGCAAGCAATGTGTCGACATACAGTGGAAGTCTCGTGTCGGCCGGCTCAGGGTCGGTCAGTGCTCCGACGGTGTCTGCGTCGTTCGGTGGGCTGGTCATTGGCAGCAACTATTACTACACGGTCTACGCCTCCAATGCGTCCGGCACATCTCCGGTTGCGTCCTCGCCCATCGTCCAGTATATCCCGAACCCCTACAACTTGACGCTGAACGTTTCAAGCTCCAACGCCACAATGAGTTGGAGTTCCACCGGAACATCGCCGACCTTCTATTACACGCTGACACAGACCACAGTGAATGCATACACCGGTGGAACCACCTCAACAATTGCCAACAGCAACACGACTGCCAACTCTGCAACGGCAACCTTCACACCGGTTCCAGACAGGTACTACTATTATTCCATTTACCAGGTGACGTCTGTGGGAACCTCGCTAACGTATCAAAGTCCATTGGTTTATTACACAAATGTCACATCTTACCTACTCGTTGCCGGCGGCGGCGGCGGTGGACATGGTGCTGAAACCGGTGCTGGTGGCGGTGGTGGTGGTGGTGTTTTGACCGGAACAACTGTATTAACGCCTAGTACCGTCTACGTATTCGTTGTTGGTGCTGGCGGACCCGGTCTTGGAGCGTCCTCGTTTGGTAATGGAACAAACGGGAGCAATTCAACTGGACTTGGTCTAACAGCAATCGGCGGCGGCGGTGGAGCTGGCAACACGGGACAAAATTTCTACCAAGGTAATGCAGGTGGATCAGGTGGAGGTAGTGCATTCTGGAACGGTACCGGTACCATTGCAGGAGGATCGAATACAGCAGGTCAAGGGTATGCAGGAGGTTCCGTAACGACCATAGGCGGTGGAAGGGGCGGTGGTGGCGGTGGTGGTGCAGGCGGTGCAGGCGGTAATTCTGGTTATTCAACAACGATCGCATATGTTCCGACTGGCGGACCAGGTATCTTATCAACGATTACAGGCAACTACTATGCCGGTGGTGGTGGCGGAACATTAGGTAACGGAGTTGGGGCGCCAGCATCTGCACTGGGTGGAATAGGTGGCGGAGGACGTAGTGGAGTTGCGAGTACGACATATACAACGCCTACAAGTGGCACTCCAAACACAGGTGGTGGCGGTGGTGGATCTTTTGAAGGCTACGGTGGGGTGGGAGCATCAGGAAATGGCGGGTCGGGTATTATTGTTCTTTCAATTCCTACAGGTCTCTACACTGGAACACTATCTGGTAGTTATTCTACATCGGTCAATGGACTCTATACAGTTGTAAGCTTTCTGTCGGGCACGTGTACATACACTGCTTAGTATTGTATCTTACTAATCAACAATGGCAACCAGCGTAGGGGCAACAAATTTGACGGCGGCCACGACGTGGCAGCTGCTCGAAGCCATCAATCCAGATCCATCGCAATCGTCTACGATGGCGGTGTATCTGAACGGCAGTTTGCAGGCATCCGGCGTGACCCAAGCAGGCACGACTCCGGTTACAGCACCGTTGTTCATCAACGGACAAGCAGGCACGGCCACAAACTCCTTTCAATCGTATCTTGCGGAGGTCATTATCTTCAATACTGGACTGAGTCAGTCCAACCGAGAGATTGTGGAGGGGTATCTGGCGTGGAAATGGGGCATGCAGGCTCTTTTGCCTGTTATTCACCCGTATTACGCTGCGGGTCCATCGGCCGGTGTGACATCGGTGGGTAACTTGACAGTGGATGCAATCGGCAACATGCAAGCAGCCCCGAACGCCAACTTTCGCATTCTGGGTCCCACGGAATGGCGAACGAACATGACGACAGTGTCGGGGGCGTCGCTGACCATTCCTACACCGACGGGATTGCTGCCGGCCACGAACTCGGCAGGGTTGTATACCATTACCAACACTGGGTTCAATGCGTTAACGCTGCCGACATACACGTCAGCGTCTCCGGGTATTTTTTGGACCTTGGCCAATGCAACCGCATCCAACTTGACGATCGGTGTGACCTATACGTCGGGTTCAGGGTTGGGGTCGACCATCACACTCAACGCCGGCACCTCGATTAACGTGTACTGGAATGGAACTGCATTTACCTCCATTCGCGGACAAGGACCCACGGGATCGACGGGTTCCACGGGGTTCACTGGACCTACGGGACGCACGGGTGCCACGGGACCAACGGGATTCACTGGGTTTACAGGACCAACGGGATCCACAGGACCGACGGGATTCACGGGATTCACTGGGTTTACTGGATCCACGGGACCGACTGGGTTTACTGGGTTTACTGGATCCACGGGACCGACTGGGTTTACTGGGTTTACTGGATCCACGGGACCGACTGGGTTTACTGGGTTCACGGGCGAGACTGGCTCCACGGGCCCTACGGGATTCACAGGTTCAACAGGTGACGCAGGAGCCGCGGGAACCACTGGTCCCACTGGTCCAACGGGTGACGCAGGAGCCGCGGGAACCACTGGGTTCACAGGCCCAACAGGTGCAGGTTCGCCAGGCACAACCGGGTTCACAGGTCCAACGGGTGACGCAGGAGTCGCGGGAACCACTGGACCAACGGGTGACGCAGGTGCCGCGGGAACCACTGGGTTCACCGGCCCAACGGGTGCCGACTCTATGGTAACTGGGCCTACGGGTCCGGCAGGTCCAGCAGGAGCGGGCGGCGGCGGTGGCAGTTCAGTCTCCATCGTTGGCTCAACTGGATTTGGAAGTGTCTTGACGGTCGCTACGGGCGGAACGGGATTGTTTGGAAACGCAGGTCTGACGGTGAGTGGAGCTAACAATCTTATACTTGGCGCATCTAGTTTTCCTCCGGGTGGATGGGCGACACGGATTGCAGGAGCGAGCACCGACACCGGACAAGGAATCGCTACCGATTTAAGTGGCAACGTGTTTGTGACGGGATATTATCAGGCCGCATCTACACTGTATAACATAGATGGAACAACCGGTGCGACGCTTCCGATTCCCGCAGGAGGTATAGACTGTTTCATCGCCAAATACTCCTCAGCCGGCGCGGTTTTGTGGGCAGCGCAGATTGGGAGTACAGGTAGCGAAATCGGATACGCAATCGCTACCGACACATCGGGCAACGTATTTGTGACTGGACTTTACGGCGCCGCATTGATACTGTATAATACGGGCGGAACAACCGGTGCGACGCTTCCAACTCCCGCAGGAGGTCTAGACTGTTTCATCGCCAAATACTCGTCGGCTGGTGCGGTACTATGGGCTGCGCAGATTGCGAGCACGGCCGGCGATCGCGGACTTGGAATCGCTACCGACACGGCTGGTAACGTAGTCGTGACCGGATGGTACGGTGCCGCACTGACTCTGTATAATACGGGCGGAACAACCGGTGCGACGCTCGGGTTCACAGGAAGTCTAGACTGTTTCGTCGCTAAATACTCCTCAGCCGGCGCGGTAATGTGGGCGACACAGATCGTAAGCACGAGTGACGACTACGGAAACGCAATCGCTACCGACACATCGGGCAACGTGCTCGTAACCGGGACATACGGTTCCGGTGCCGCATTGACACTGTATAATACAGGTGGAACACCCGGTGGGACGCTTCCGATACCCGCAGGAGGTCTAGACTGTTTCATCGCCAAATACTCGTCGGCTGGTGCGGTCTTGTGGGTAGCGCGCATTGGGAGCGCGGACAATGATATTGGATACTCAATCGCCACCGACACGTCTGGCAACGTATTTGTGAGTGGAGCTTACTATGCCGCACTGACACTGTATAATACCGGTGGAACAACCGGTGCGACGCTCGGGTTCACAGGTGGCACCAATGATGCGTTCATCGCCAAATACTCGTCAGCTGGTGCGGTACTATGGGCTGCACAGATTTCGAGCACGGGCAACGAAGACGGAACAGCGCTGGCCACGGATTCAAGTGGTAACGTGTTCGTGACTGGAATCTATCGCGCCGCATTGACACTGTATAATACAGGTGGAACACCTGGTGCGACGCTTGCGTACGTAGGTGGTGGCAATGATGCGTTCATCGCCAAATACTCGTCTGCTGGTGCAGTGTTGTGGGCGGCACAGATTGCGGGAACAACTACGAGCGACGACTTTGGAAAGGCAATCGCCACCGACCCATCAGGCAACGTGCTTGTGACTGGATCTTACGGTTCCGGTGGAGCATTGACACTGTATAATACCGGTGGAACACCTGGTGCGACGCTTGCCCTCACAGGAGGCAACGACTGTTTCGTCGCCAAATACTCGCCGGACGGATACGTAGGCACCATAGCCAACTCACTGAACGTAGCCGGTGGCTACTACGTCAATGGCGTGCAGCTTGCTGGCGGTTCGGCGATTGCCACCTATTCCAACTCGGGTGCTGTGTTGCTGGCCGACGGCACATCCACCGGTCTTCGAGGAAACTCTAACTTGTTTTTCAGTAACAATACCAGCTTGGGAATCCAAACCACGACACCCGTGACAGCTCTCGATGTGAATGGCGGTGTCACCATTCGCAACGGCCTTCGTCCATTGTATTCTAACGTTGCTGCCGCCTCTCTGTCGTCTGGTGTGTACACCGTCCCCGCCAACGCATACGGCACTCATTTCAACATCACGACCAGTGCAATTACAGCGATCACCATACCCACCGTGACGGGTGCCACAGACTCCAACGCCTACTGGGTCTTCCGTAACAATACCGGTGGGTATGAGAGCATCACGTTCACGTATACGACTGCGGGCACCACCTTTCCTACCAACCCTGTGACGATTCCTCCTGCGAACTCTGTTGTATTGATGGTCACTTTCCCCAGTTCAGTTCTCGGGTATGTTTTGTTCTAAGAATACAATGATCGGGACGTCCAAAAGCATCTGGGGATTTGATCCTCGGAGTATTCCCGGATGCACACTGTGGCTGGACGGAGCCGACAATGCCAGCATGAACTCCACAAGTGCAGTGACGGTCTGGAACGACAAGTCCGGCCAATCCAACACCATGACAGGCACAGGCACGTGGTCGGGCGGCACCATGGTGTTCAACGGCACCACCAATGCCTTTTCCAATTTGGCGTATGCCTTTCCGTTTGGTGCGTATTCCATGTTTGCTGTGTACTCCAATACCACTGCCCCAGCGGCTTCTGCGTACATGAACGCAGTCTACGGGTCTAACGGGTATCCGATGTTGGGGACGTTTGGACCTACGAGGGACGTCTCCGCTCGATCGGTGGTTGCGAATACAGGTGCGTTGGGTGGTACGGTGCCGGTGGGGTGGGCGGCGCGGATTTCGAGCGCGCAGGCTGACAGGGGATATGGAATCGCCACCGACCCATCCGGCAACGTGTTCGTGACTGGATCATATGACGCCGCACTCACGCTGTTCAATTCAATTGGAGTAAGCAATGCAGCACTCGCATACACGGGGGGCACCGATGTTTTCATTGCTAAGTATTCGTCAGCTGGTGCAGTCTTGTGGGCGGCTCGGATTGCAGGCACAGCCACGAGCGGTGACATTGGATACGGAATCGCTGCCGACCCATCTGGCAACGTGTTCGTGACTGGGCAGTATAGCGCCGCACTCACGGTGTACGATTCAAGTGGAGCAAGCAACGCATCACTCGCATACACGGGGGGCACCGACGTTTTCATTGCCAAGTATTCGTCAGCTGGTGCAGTGTTATGGGCGGCTCGGATTACAGGAACAACTACGGCCGCCGACACTGGATATGGAATCGCCACCGACCCATCCGGCAACGTGTTCGTGACTGGGCAATACGCTGCCGCATTGACTCTTTTCAATTCAAGTGCAGTAAGCAACGCTTCTCTCCCCTTCGCAGGTAGCGCCGACTGTTTCGTTGCCAAGTACTCGACAGCCGGTGCGGTCTTGTGGGCGGCGCGGATTGCGGGCACGGGCAGCGACAGCGGACTCGCAATCGCCACAGACACATCGGGCAACGTGGTTGTGACTGGAATGTATATCACTGCTGCACTCACGGTGTACGATTCAAGTGGAGTAAGCAATGCAACACTCGCTGCCCCAGTGGCCGCCTTTGAGGGGTTTATCGTCAAATACACAGCAGCCGGTGCGGTCTTGTGGGCGGCACGGCTTGCGGGCGCGAGCAGCGAGGTTGGAAGAGGAATATCCACCGACCCATCTGGCGACGTGATTGTGACTGGAAACTTTGGTACCACAATGACACTGTACAACGCTAACGGAACAGTCGGTGCAACCCTTAACGGCTCTGGCACTGGTAGTTGCTTTCTTGTTAAATACTCGTCGAGTGGAACAGTTGTGTGGGGAGCAGCTATCTATGGCGGCACCAGTTGCGTCGCAGTAGGAAACGCAATCGCTACTGATTCAAGTGGCAATTTGTTTATAACTGGATACTACGCTACCACAGC